ACCCCGTTACGCGCGACCAGTTCATCTACAAGCAGCGCCGCAAGGGACGCAGCTATCGGCAGGGCGCTGGCACCTGGAAGATGATGAAGGGCGCGAAGCACTGGCTCAGCCAGTACAAGCTTAACCCGGATGAGCGCCGGCAGATGTACTCAAAGGGCTACCGCTTCCTGGCTGTCCAAGAGCCCTGGGAGGTGGCTCCGCTTTATACCAAGACGCGCCGTCAGGCGAACGAGGTGGTCGCTGACTGGGGCGGCGGGTCGTACGTGCTACCGTTCCGTCTCGACGACGACGGCGACGCGGTGTTCACGCTGCCCATTGGAGCTGGCGCGAAGATGAAGGGCCGGGATGTAGGCGACGACGTGGTCGCCATTCTCCGGTGGCGCAACAATCGCCTGCAGGACTTCTTGTTGGGTGACCTGCAGAGCCACGAGGCCATCCAGGACTCCGGGAGGCGAGCGTTCTGGGCGGCGAGCGACGTGCAGGACGTGCTCGGCAGCCTCGACGACAGCTATTACCGGCTCTCATAGCGACCAGCCCTAATGCAACCCGTACCTAATCACCCTTACGCCACCTACCAGGCGGGCCCAGACAACACGGGCCAGTGGTGGATCCACTGCGCTTGCAGCCACTGTGGGGACCGCTGGCGCAAACAATGCTTCCGGCCCGAGCGAACGAACCAGTGGGTGCTGCGGTACGCCCAGCTGCACTCCCATGGGCTTCGTGGTCGGGTGGCCAAGTGAAGCAGGACCTCGTTCTTTGGGCGGGCCCCGTGGCGAATTACCAGGTGCCCGGGGCGACGGTACCTGGCGCCAAGGAGGTTTTTCTTTCGTGCCGGGGCGACCAAGGGCCGCATGTGCATTGCCCGTCGCTCGGACGCAGTTGGGTGGACGCCGAGGGGCGAGCGCTACCCCAGCTTCTCGCGGTCCTCGGCCTGACCGAAGAGGAGGTCGGCGACATCTACCTGGGCGCTTTCAGCGCGGGAGGGTCGACCTGGAAGCACGTACTCAAGCACCCCGCCGACCGAGCTAAGATCACCGCGCTCATGCTCCACGACGCCACCTACTCGGGGGGGAGCATCAAGAACCCCAAGCCCATCGAGGAGTTTACCAAATACGCCCTCGATGTCATGAGCGACCCGAACAAACTGTTCGTGGCCACGTCGAGCTCGTCGCCCAATGGCACTCGGGGATCCGCAGACCAGGTGCTAGCCGCGACGCGGCGGGAAATCGAAGAGCGCAGTGGCGTTGCTTTTCGCACCGGCGGCTCTCTTCCCGTGCCGGACCAGCCGCTGGAGCTTCACACGTCGCCCAACGGCAACGTCATTTTCGCCACCTATGGGGGGATTGGCGGCGGCCACAAGCACCACCCCAAGATGGCGCCCGACTTTTGGAAACAGGTGCTGCAGCCCTGGGTCAAGGATCGCCACGCGCCCCCGGTGCCCCCTGTTCCGCCCGCCCCGCCGGTCCCGGTCTTGCCGCCGCTGCTTTCGCGTCCCCCGGCCGAGCCCTACATGGTCGTCGCCGCGCTGATTGTCGGCGGCGCCATCGGGTACGGGACGGTTTTAGTGGTAGAGAAACTAGCAGGAGAATACGCATGAGCCCATATCGCCCCAACAAGCACCCCCAGGAGGGCGAGGATGCCCTCGGATACCGTTACGACGAGGCCGTCAAGCGCACCAAGGGCCTGCTGCTCCCGACGCTTACCACCTCTTCAGGGCGCCCCAAGAAGCTCGATCCCAAGCTGGTGTTGGCCGACGCGCTCATCCTCCCCCGCGACTACAACTCGAAATACAAGGTGCGCCTCAAGATGCTCCAGGTGAGCGGGGCAGCGGACGTGCCTCTTCCTCCGGGCGCTCGTACGAGCATGATGAGCCTCAACAGGCACGTCGCCGCCACTCAGTGGGACGCGCCAGCGTCTGCGGTGAGCATCCGCGACCAGATCGAGAAAGAGCTGAAGGACCGCGACGTGGTGGTCTACATGGACCGCGACCTCGACCAGCCCGTCCGGGTCGCCGTCGTGCCCCCCTTCACGCGCGGCGATGTACAGCAGATGTTCGAGCGCGCCGGGTACCCCACGAAGGTCCCGAAGGAGCCCGACACGGCCATGGGGACCATTGGGCTGCTCACCAACACCAGTAAAATGGGGTGCTACTCCTTCAACCTGCCCGCCGGTCCCCCCAAGCTAGGCGGGACGTGTCCGGCGTCTACCATAGGGTTCATGTACAGCCCGGTGGGTGAGCTGCTCAAGGCTCAGAAGGGCAAGCGGGACAAGAACGTCGTCATCGACCCGGAGACGTTCATCTGCAACGGCTGTTACGCTATCAAGAACGCCTACGGCAATCCCTCCATCGTATTGGAGATGGGGATCCGCCTGTACCTCGTCGAGAAGCTGATGAAGAACGAGGGGAAGGGACCGTCGTCTCGGGAGGCCCAGAAAAATTTATTCGTTGTGTCCGCTGAGGACTACCGCGCCGCGAAACCCCGAGGCAAGACGGGAAGGGTGTTGAAGAGCGGAACCTTCGGCGCCACCTACCCCGACTTGGCCGAAGGCGCGTGCCAGCCCTTAGCGGTGTCGTTTAGCGAGTTGATCGTCGCGGCCTTCACGGAGGCGCGCATAAAGGTGAGCGAGCGGCGCGCGAAGCTCAAACACTTCAAGTACACCGCGGCCGAGTACCAGCGCACGCAAGACATCGAGACGTGGCACTGGGCAAAGAAACGCGTGAAGCGCAGCCTCAAAAAGCTGCCGAAGTCCGCCGGAAAAGCTCGCGCCAAGCTGAAGGCCCAGATCGCGGCGGACGTCGTCCTCGCCAACGCCTCGGTTGACGAGTTCACGTCCACGCGCCCCAAGTACAAGAAGCTCTATGCTGACTGGCAGCTACCCGACCCAGGCTATTTCCGCATTCACGACGCCGGCGACATGTACAGCGACCCCTACTTCCGGGCGTGGCTGGACGTGTGCAGGCATTTTGCGGATGACGTGAGGTTCTGGGCGCCCACGCGGATGTGGGCGTTCGCGGGGACGCTTCGGGACGTCACCCTCAAGGAGGTGCCGGAGAACCTCGCCCTGCGTCCGTCCACGCTCCACTTCCGCGACGAGGCTCCGACGTCCGCGTACCTCCACAACACCCTCAAGCTCCCCGCCTTCAAGAAAGGGCGCGGGGGAGGTCTTTCGGCGGCGAGCGGGTCGGCCCCGGAGACGCCGACCAAAAATGACTACAAGTGCCCAGCTTATGAGCACTGGACCGGCGGCGGGGGAGCCATTCGCCTCGACCCTCGGAGCCAGAAGGGCGTGGGGGGAACGTGCATCACTGCGCTGGGCCCCGACGGGGAGCACGGTTGCCGCGCTTGCTGGAACGGGAGCGACGGCCGCTACCACGACTTGGTCGTGTTTTACGAGGAGCATTAGTCATGGCGTCAAAAGAACTGGATACTTTGGTGGGTCAATTTTTTCACGGGGGCTCGGACTACACCCCGAACCGGGCGAAGAGCTGCGTGGTCGAAGTGGTGGACAGCGGCGCCGCTCTTTCGGAGTTCATGGTCCAGTTCCAGACCTCGGGGGGCGACGTCTCGCGCTACTCGGAGGACGACTGGCGAGAAATCTTGGAGGAAAAATTCGACGTCCACCCAGACGAGATGGGTGACTACCTCGCGCAGCTCGCTGCTTGGGGCATCGTCGACAACGAACTGACGGTAGTCTCGTGAGCCCCATGGACCAACGCAACATGTCTCTTTTGCTCCTGGCTGGAGCGGTGGTGGGAGTCGGCCTGCTGCTTACCCGCAAGGGCTCAGCGGCCGGGTGCCTGGACACCAACATCAAGCCCGAAGAACTGCCCACGGTGAAAGCGTACCTGGCGGGGAAGGGGAAGGGGACCTCGGTCGCCGATATGCTTGCCACCGCTCGTGCCGCCGAGCTCAACAACCACCCACGTTTGGCGGCATGCATCCGAAAGATGGCCTCCGAGCGAGGAGCTTGACATCCCCAAGCGGAAGAAGAAAAGGGCGAAGCCCAACCCCGACTGGGTGGACCAGATGCTCGCGCGCAACTGGGACGCCATCGTTGCGTCTGCCGAGGCGGGGCCGCTGCCCGTCGAGACCGGCGGGGTGATGGAAGAACTCGGCTGCGGCGCCTACGGGTGCGTCTTGGCGACGGGCGACCCCGGGACCGTCCTCAAGATCACGACCGACGGCAGCGAAGCGTTCTTCGCCCAGGGCGCAATGGAGCTTGCACGCGCTGAGGGGATCTGGCCTCCGGGGATCGTGGAGTACTACACGGCGCTGGCGCTTCCCGAGAAGTTCGAGCACCGGCCTGTGTTTCTGGTATGGCGCGAAGAGGCTTTCAACGTGGGCGTTCTTGGGGCGGCCGGGAAGCGTGTGAGGCAATACAAAAATACGGCGGGCCCCAAATCGGTAGGCGCCTTCGTCGCCCTGCTCTACGATTTCTTGGCCCACGCGGGCAACGTCTTTGACTTGATGTTGGCGTGGCCGGAACGGGAGCCCCTTGTGCGCCGGCTCTGGGAGCGCGTGCAAGAGGCGGCGCCCCCTGAGCGCCCGTTTGTCTCGCTGGACATCATGGACCTAGACCACCCCACAAACGCGGAGTTCCTGGCCCTCACTGATAGGCTCGCTTGGGAGGTTCACCGCCTCTATCAGGTGAGCGAGATGATGACGAAACTCGTTCTCGGGTCGTCCGTTGGCACCGCCCTTCGCTACTACTTAGACAAGGGGATGGTCCTCTCCGATGTCCATCCCGGCAACGTGGGAGAGGTGGGGGACGATTGGGACGAAGCAACAGGCGACTACGCCGACCCTGACGACTGGGACTTCGCCATCACCGACCCAGGGAACATGGTGGTGATCTCTCCGCAATGGCTAGGTCTGGACGTCCCCCTGGTCCGCGACTCTGCGCCTGCTACAAGGCGCGAAAGGAAAGCTCATGGTCCCTATCCTGCCCATCCCGACTAAGCACAAGATGGCTCTCCATTTGGCCCGCCCGCGAAGCTCACCGTGGCGCTCTCTCGCTGCGCCGGCGCTTCGCCAACCCCCGGCTCGTCGTTTTTCGTTCCGCGCGCCCCCCGCCGTTCACGCGGGCACCTTCGAGTCCTGCGCCGCTCGGTGGATAGGCGCCCGCATGGTGATGGCTAGAGGCGCCATCTTCGGCGCGCTCGCCAAGGTGAAGCTGAGCGCTCCCAAGCGGCAGAACATCGAGTTCAACGTCATCTGGGGGACCAACTACATGAACGAGCGCACCGGGGCGCTCGGAGCCGGGGGCCTCAGCGACCCCGAGATGCTCCAGCTCGTCCTCCTCTCCCGAGCCATTTCTAGGGACCTCCGCAGCGCCTTTGGGTCTCCCGTGGTGGGGGACGACGGCGTGGGGGTGGACGTCCCCTGGGAAGTGATCGACATTTAGCCATGGTCGACACCCGCAACACCTCGTCCCAGATCACCCAGGCCCTCCGGGTAAACGAGACGCTCCTCGCCAGCCGCCCCAAGCGGGTGCGGGAGCTGGCCGCTGCGCTCCATCGCGACGGGGACGCCCACGGCTTCGCCGAGCCTATCCTGGCGCTCTGCGATGCCGTCCTGACCGCGGCGGGGTCCAAGGCCGAAGCTTCCGCTCGCATCAAGGGCGACAGTCCTCGCGGCGGGGACCTGCTCAAGGACGCCAACCTTTTGCTCGGCGTCTACGAACAACTGTACGCCGCATTCGTCGTCGCCAAAAACAACGGGGTATGACAGTGACGCAGGCCCCCTACACTCCAAACGGCTACGAGGACGCTGTATCGACCAAGCTCCTGGCGACTCACTGCTGCATGTGCAACCGGCCGCTCCGCGACGCGCGAAGCGTCGAACTGGGCATCGGCCCGATCTGCGAGGAGAAGTTCGGGGTGGAGGCCGGCGAGGTGGGGTCTCCGGACCTGGACCTCTTGGCCCAGGGGATCGCGATGGCTCCCGAGGAGATGCGAGCCTCCATTGCGAGCGCCGCCTCGGTCGGCGACTACCGCGCGGCAACCAACAAAGCGATCTGGCACGCGGCGATGGCGGCGAGCTACACGGGGCCCGACTGGAAGGTGGTCGTGGCCGCCGCCGAGAAGGTCGCCGCGGGGTGCGGCTTCTGGGCAACGGCTGGGCGCTTTCGTTCCTTTTACGTCGAAGGCCAGCGCGCCGGTTCCGAGATCAAGCTGGTGCGTGTCGGGCCCGGAAGGATTTGTGCGAAGACTCCCTTCAACGCCGATTTCATCAAGGCGGTGAAGTCGGTTCCCGGGCGCGTGTGGGTGGGCCACCAGAAGGTGTGGTGCGTACCTGAAGATAAGATCGACCACCTCATCGCCGCTCTTAGCGTCGCCTTCGCGGGCCAGCTCATGCTTGACCTCGAGGGGAACATGGCGGTGGTGCCCCGGGACGTGCAGTTTCCTCCGCCTGTGACGCCTCCTGCGGGGCCTCCGACGAGCGCCACCAACGAGACCGACGCCTGGACCATCGAGGAGGCCCGCAAGGCCCTCCAGAAGGGGGAGCGGGTAATCGACCCCGAGGGCCGCGAGGGCGTAGTGCGATGGGTGGGGACGAACCGCGACGGGTCGCCCCGCGTGGGTCTCGGCTACAAGGGCGTGAGCGGGGGGCTCACCTTCTTCTCGTACCGCGAGCTGAAGATGGTCTCCAACGACAAGGACCAGAAGTCCGAACTGAAGGCGGCCTCCGCCGACGCTAAGAAAGAAAACGCGCCAGCGCCGGCGCCGTCTGCTCCTGCCCGCTCCGTTCCATCTGTGGCCTTTCCGTACCAGGTCGAAGGGATCAGCTGGCTCGACAAGAAGCGCAGCGGGCTGTTGGCCGACGAGCCGGGTCTAGGCAAGACGCTCCAAGCTTGCGTCGCAGCCGACGCCCCCGTGGTCGTGGTGTGCCCCGCCACCCTACGAGTCGAATGGCTTCGCGAGATGGGGAAGTGGCGCAGCGAATTTTCGGTAATGGTGGTGGCGGGGCGCAAACCCTACAAGCTGGCCAAGTACAAGGCCGCTGACGTTGTGGTCATCAATTACGACGTGCTCCCATCCCACGCAAAAATGTTGGGCAAGCTTCGGATCGCCACCCTCATCGCTGACGAGGCGCATTACCTAAAGACTCTCCGCCAGCAGCGCGGCAAATACGTGGGAAGCAATCGAGCCAAGGCGTTCATCGAGCTGTCGCAGGACGCCGGGCGCGTCTTCCTACTCACGGCTACCCCGCTCATGAACCGTCCCAAGGAGCTTTGGCCTCTTTTGCACTTTTTGGACGCTGAGCGGTGGGATAGCTACCAAAAATTCGGTCTTCGCTATTGCGACGGCGTCCTCGAAACAAAATGCGGGCGCTGCTTCAAGCCTCCCGCCTCCTGCGCACGCAGCCGTTGCCGGGGCGGGCGCATCATCAAGACGTGGAACTTCGACGGCGCCAGCAACGGCAAGGAACTGTTCTCGGTGCTGACGGAGAACTACATGTTGCGCAGGACCAAGGACATCTTGCCCCTTCCTCCTAAGTCACGCCAGACCAAGCTCATCGCGTTGGAGCCTAAGACCGCTAAAGAGTACAAGCGGGCGGCTAAGGATTTCATCGACTGGGTGGGAACCAAAGGCGGTCCCGAGGCGGTGGAGAAACACATGCGCGCTCAAGCGATCACCAAGATGACCGCTCTGCGCAAGCTCGCCGCCGTGGGAAAGATCCCCTACGCGGTCGAGTGGATCACGGGCCACTACGAATCCACGGGCCGACCGTTGGTGGTGATGGCCTACCACCGCGACGTCACCGAGGGCCTGACCAAGCTCTTGAAGGAGACGGAGGTCGAGCACGCCGGGGTCACCCGAAAGCTCCGCGTCGGCCAGATCATTGGAGGCGTCGCGGAAGCTCGCCGTACGGCGTACAAGGACGCCTTCCAAGCCGGCGAACTCGACGTGTTGGTTTGCTCGATACCCGCGGCGGGCGCGGGGCTCACTCTCACCGCCGCTAGCGAGACTCTGTTCCTCGAGCGTACCTGGCGGCCCATGGACCAGGTGCAGGCCGAGGACCGTATCTGGAGGATCGGGCAGGAGAACAAATGCACTATCACCTATATCCAGGCAGAGAACACGGTGGACGGGGTGATCGCCGCCATGCTGGTCGACAAACAGGCGACCATCGCCGAGCGGATCGACGGACTCGACCTCACGCAGGACGAAGCCGAGGACTACGTGTTTGGGCGAATGTTTGGGCTCACTGATGGGCTGGCCGAAATGAGCCAGAACCCCCGTCAGCGGGCGTTCCCCACAATCGAGTGGGTGGACGCAGACCTGTTTTAAGGAGGAGCAATGCCCGACCTTTCCCGACCAGCTTGCATGTTCTTCCCCAAGGATTTGGTCGGGCTCGCCCCCACGGGAGCCCTTCCTTCGTTCCCGGGGCCCGTGGACGGGTACGCCACGTCGGTGAAGGCTACGAAGTGTCTCAAGGGACCCCAGCCCGGCGCTGTGCTCTTCCGCAAGTTCATCTTGGAACACCTAGGCGGTGGCGACAGCGGGATTTGTCGCGGGTGCGAGGGGAAGCCCGCAAAGAGCGAGCACAACGAGGGGCGCGCCTGGGACTGGAAAGTCAACGTAAACAACCCTGCCGACGTCGAGCGGGTGAACCTCTTCTTCCACTGGCTCTTCGCTCCAGGCCCTAACGGGGAGCCCCACGCTAACCTCCGTCGAGCAGGCATTCGGTACGTCATCTGGGACCGTCGCATTTGGAGCGCCGGTTCCAAAGAGTGGCGCCCCTACAACGGCCCCAGCCCCCATCGCGACCACGTCCACATCACCTTCTCGCCTTCCGGCGCCGCAGCTGAGACGTCGCTCTACCCCCATCTCGGCGCCCCCGGGCCGACTCCCCCCGTGCCGCCTCAGCCCGGCCCTCCTGTGTCTCCCCCGCCGGGCTCCGAGGCGCCCCTTCCCTTCTTTGTGCCCTTGGTCCTAGGGGTGGCCATTGGCTACGTGGCCTCGTCGTTGTACTCTTCCTCGCGATGATTACCGCGAGCGCATGGATCCCTACTCTCCCCGAACAACCCGGCCAGCAACGCGAGGACCAGATCTTCGACGCGGTCCTTGAAGGCGGCGCGCTCGTGATGTTCACCCCCCTCGAAGTGGTAGCCGACGGCCACACCCTGCGCTTGGACGTCGCCACCGACGCGCTCCAGATAGGCGTGCCGGGGGACAGCGTGCGGGTCGCCTGCAACGCCTTGACGGCCAGCGCAATCGCGGAGCAGCTCGACTGCCTGCTCCCCACCGCCAAGATTTGCGACCTAATCTGGATGCGCGTCAGAGGTGGTGGCGGGGTGGTTCTTAGGCCCTGCACCCAGACGCCGGACGCCGAGATGGCGTACACCAGCCGCTTCGTAGAGGAGAGTAAGTCCATCGACCAGGAGCGCGCCGGCCGGTGCGGGCTCCTCTGGACCGTCGGGAAGTCCTTCGTCCTTTCACCCCGCGTCTTCGGGACCGGCGAGGGCAAGGCGGCAAACTACGGTTGGCACGTCGAGAGCGGGAGCAAGTACACAGGTGTGACCCCAGGTGTCCTAGTGCTGCAGCCCCTCGCTACAGCGCATGTGGACACGTTCGCCGACTATTCGCAGCTCGTGACAGGGCTCGTTCGCCGCCGGTGTTACCTCGACGGCGCTGAGGCCGACCTCGCGGACATCCTGGTCGACCCCGACCTTGCTGGCCTCGTCTCCAGCGAGGGCCCCCTCCCGGGGACCACTTACCCGCGGACGGCCACCCACGGCCCCGGGCACCCGGACAATCCGGACCCGCCTCCTCCTGGGCCTACGCCCGAGCCTGAGCCTGGCGCCGATTGGCGCAGCCCGCTCAAAAAGGGGATGAAGGGCGACGACGTGAAGGACCTTCAGGAGCGGCTTTCGGAGCTGGGGTACGACCTCAGCCCTTACGGCGCGGACGGTGACTTTGGAGCGCTCACTGACTCCCGCGTGCGCGAGTTCCAGGCGGTACAGACCCCCTCTTTGGTGGTCGACGGTGTCGTAGGAGCAGCCACTCGGGCGGCTCTCTTTGGCGACCCGGAGGGACCCGACGAAAACGCTGACCAGTTCATCCAGGCCACGAACTACCGCCCGGCAAACCGCACCGACGTGCGCTGGCTCATGTGCCACACCATGGAGGCAAGCGAGAAGCCATCGACTGCTCTCGCGGTAAGTAGGTGGTTTGCGTCCGGCGCCTCGGCGCCTGTTGCCAGTGCTCATTGGTGCCTGGACTCCGAGAACACCATCGGCTGCGTTTTCGAGCATGATATTGCCTATGGTTGTGGCGGCGCAAATACTTATTCCGTGCACATCGAGCTCGCGGGATACGCAAAACAATCGGCCGAGGATTGGTCGGACGACTTCAGCCAGAAGATGCTCCGGCGCGCGGCCAAGGTGGCCTCCGACGCTGCCACGCGGTGGGGGATCCCTATCGAGAAGATCGGACCCACCGACATGCGCTCGGGAAAGAGCGGCTTCTGCGGCCACGTAGACGGCACCAAGGCTTTTGGCAAAAGCGACCACTACGATCCCGGGCCCAACTTCCCCTGGGAGCAGTTCCTAGGAATGGTGCGCGAAGAGGCGGAGAAATGAGCGCCACATACGGAAGGCAGGGAGTGCTCCTCCACAACCAGGGACAGCGGGAGGAGGCCGCCACTGCGTTCCTCTCGCGGTGGATGCGCGCGGTGTGCAGCGGCGACCCGGCTTCGCCCCTGAGCCTGTACGGCCGGCGCGCCGTTCTCATCCCTACCTTCGGGTCTGAGGTCCTTCAGGGGCACCGGGCCATCGGGGCATACTTCGTCCGTTTCCTGGGTGAGCGTCCCGGCCTGTGCGGCGCCATCGACCCGACGACGGTGGTCGTGCAGTCGCTACCCGGCGGGGCGGTGGTGGTCTCCGGGCTCTACCACTTTCGCTGGCCTCCATCGAACAGCGCAGCCGCCAGGTTCTCTTACGTCCTCGTCGACCCCTCCCGCACGGGCCATTGGCAGATCGCCAACCACCACTCCTCCGCACTCCCGTGAGTGCTCTCGGAGCGCGCTCAAAAGCCTGTCCGATTGCCTCGCGTCCAGGGCTCCACCTTCATCTCTCCAGAGCAGGCGCGAACATCCCGGGCTCCTGGGTCTCTTCGGTACGTACGTGCCGGACGCAGCGCCCCAGGTGGGTCACCAGGTCGCTAAGCGTCTCTCGTTGCGCATCCCCGGCCCACACGGTGTTGCTGTCGCCGACAGCCGCGAACGCGGCAATGTAACTGTTCGTTGCAGTGAGGCTCACCGGGCGGCCCGCGGCCCGCGAGAGGTAGGCGGAGTTCCTTCTTGCGGGGCCTTTTACCAAGGCTATCCCGTACACGCGGCTGTTGGAGCGCTTGCGGCGGTGGACGAGCAGCTCGACGGCCGCGCGCCGGAGGCCCTCCTCGTTCCTATCGGCCAGCTCCCAAGCTTCGCCGGGAAGCCCAGGGATGGTGGTAGAGGGAAGAAGCGCCGCCGACAAAATCGGGCTGGCGACGATGCGCTCGCCGTTCTTGGCGTAGACGTAGAGGCGCAGGTACCCGCGTCTCATCCTCGTGCCCTTTTCATCGCGAACAAGAGCGGGAGCAGCTGCATCCCGTTGGGGGTCGCGAGGCGGCGGCGAACCACCACGCCTGGGCCCCCGGCGCTCTCTTCGGAGGAGACCTGACGCGTCTCGTAGTCCTCTGCGTCCCTCGGGCGGAAAGCCTGGATGGGCGCTCCCCGCCCCGCCTCCTCCGCGAACATCTCTTCCACCTCGGTGGACTCTGGAACCGATGTCCCCAGAAGTCGCTGGCTAGCCTCGCGCCACCGCCTGTAGACGGGAAGTGGCTCTTCGCTTTTGAGTCGCTTTCGGAGTTCGTGTTCTTGGCTCGACGGGCACGGAACGCGGTAGGCGGAAAGCGACTCGAGGTAAGGGATAACGTCACGCGGCCAGTTGCGGAGCTTGTACCATTTGGGGGCGCGTCCCTCCTCGTAGATGTGCCGCGCCAGACGGCGCGCCACGCATTCGGAGTGAGTGCCCGTCTCCTGGGCGAACTGCTCGGCGAACTCGGGAGTGTGCTCGATGGTTCCGCCCCCCGCCCGGAACAGTGGTTTGTACTTGTCGGCGCGCGACTTGAGCGGCGCTCCGGCCGTGCATAGAGCGTATAGGCTGAGGATTGGGTCTTCAGCTGCCTTCTTTCCGAAGACCTCTCCCACGACCTCCATGAGGTGGGTCGCAAGGTATTTCGAGTATTTGGTAGAAGCCTCGGCGGCTTCTTCGCTGCCCTCTCTCTTGGATTTTTCGCGCGCCATTTCGGCCTGGACGGTTTCGATCTTGCGGCGCTTCTTGGTGTCGCCGTAGCGGAAATCCGCGACGCGCCCCTTGGTTGCTCGCTTCACGTCGGCGGTGATCTGATCTTCCACGGCGCTGAGGATCTCTTTTTGCTCGCGCTTGCGGGTGCGGTCGGGGTCGGTCGCCAGAGTGTCGTACGCGCACAGGGTGCCCAGCAGCTTTCCCACCTTGGCCCGCGAGGCGCCGTGGTCGAAGCGCGGCGTCTTGTCGAGTGGGGGAAGGCCCACGAAAACCTGCAGCCAGTCGATGAGTTCGGCGCGCTCAGGAGCGGGGATGTCGAGCAGCGGGTCTTTCTTTGAGTACCAGGCAGGGACGGTGAGCTCGGAGCCGCGAGCGGTGGCGCTGTCGGCGCTGCGGCGGAACTGCCATGCCGTCCGCTCGAACCAGCTCACCACAGCGTCGTTGAGGTGCTCGCGCAACACCCGAGGCTTTCCCTGGCCGCTCTTTGTGTCTTCGAGCGGGGAGTCGAACGCCACCCAGTGGCCTGACCGCTCGCGCACCACCGCATCCACTTCGAGCGTCACCATCGCTGAGGTGAAGATCCATTCTGTCAACGCCGCCGCGGCTGTGGGCCCGCGCTCGGGGTCCTGGAGCCACTGCGAATAAAGCTCGCCGAGCGCCTGGCAGAGAGGCTCGTCGCAGTCTTCTTCGCCCCACCCGGCTTCCATCACGAATTGCTGGGGCCCTATCACTGGCATGGCCGGGAACTTCGTCGTCTCTGCCTCGTTGGGAACGTAGGAGTAGGAGGCGTTCATAGCGCCCGCCGCGCCCTGCCACCACGGAAGCCCCGTAGGTCGCCCCGCGTACGTGCTCCCCAACAGGCCCTTCGCATCCACCAGCTTGGCCCGCTTCCCCGTTTCGCCCCAGTTGCTCCGGTAGACCTGGAGAAGCTTCTCGACCGCATCGGTCTCCGCCACGAGTTCTTCGGCGTCCCGGTGGACGAGCGTCAGGGCGTCCTCTTCGGGCGCCTCCTCTTCCTCTTCATCAAGTGGGAAAGGCTCGTCGCCAGCTTCCTCGTCCTCCTCGTAGAGGCCAGGTGGGACCTCGGGTTGGCCGCCCACCCCGACCAGCCCCGGCTCTTCGTCGATCTCTATCTCCTCGATCACCTCCTCCGCCTCGGGGTGCTCGTGCCCTGGGGCGCGCCGCTGGAAGGGGGGAGCGCCGCCGGGGGCGGAGCGCGCAGGCATGAGAGACCGTTTCAGGGGGTCGCGCACCTCGATGTAGATCCCCGTGGTGGACAGGCTGGAGTGACCGAGGGTGCCCTGGATGGTGGCGAGGTCGACCCCCCTTTGCCGGGCTTCGAGCGCGGCCAGGTGTCGCACCCCATGGGCGTGGAGCTTCTTCCACTCGGCGCTCTGTCGCCCCACCCCTGCGCGGAGGCCCCGGTGCCGCATCATCTTCGAGAAAGAGTCGGCGGAGAGTCCCACCAACTGGGCTCCTCGGTTGTGGCCCCAAAGCTTCAGGGGCGGGAACAGCGGCGCCGCGGACGCGGTGAGCTTGTGGACCAGGGCATTGGGGTCGGACGAACCCTCGGACCTTGCGTCAAGCTCTGCCTGGAAGTCGGAGATCGCGCGCAGAGCCGGAGGGGGCACGGCAAAAGAACGGGTTTTGTCTCCTTTCCCCAGCACCGTTACGAGGCCGTCAGGCTGCACCGCGTCGCGAGACAGCGACCGCATCTCCTCGGCGCGCGCGCCGGTCCAATAGGCGAAAACCATCAGCGCCCGGTCACGCAGGTCGTAAATGCCGGCCTCCCCGCTGGAAGACCCGCTGACGTCGGCGCCTTCGAGAAACGCGCTGGCCGCCTGCAGCTCCTGGCCCTCGTGACTGCGCACGAACGTCGTCGCCAAGACCCTTAAAAACAGCTCACGAGACGGCGTCTTCAGCTCGCGCGAGGCACGGCTGCGGCTCTTGGCTGCGCCCATGAGCTGCGCGCGGGGCTCGGTCCAAATGTTGTGTTTGAGGAGGGGCTCGCTCCCCGCGGCGTTCTCCGCTGATTCGGTGATCAGGTAGGTCCAGAAGCTCGCTAACGCACTGAGCCGGGTCACTACGCTATTGGCGCGCTCGGCGCCAGACGCGGTGGTGTGGACGTCCACAAAATACGAGAAAACCTCGGGGTCGACACGGAAGTCGAGCTGGGCGCGGCTCGGGTGCTCCAGGCCGAGTCCGGCGTCGCCGCTTCGTACGCGGCGTATCGTCGGGGTCCTGCGCAAGAGGTTGTGGTCGACCATGCACGCGAGGCGCTCGTCGAGGGGGTCCGGCGGAGCGAAGCCGTGCTTCGCAACGTAGGCCGCCAAGGCGTCGCCACGAAGGTCATCGGCCTCGATGCTGAGCACCCGCAGGCTCTGTTTGCGGCCCCCAGCCTCGAACTCGACAGTCTGGGTGAACCGGTGGTCCGCGACGAGCTTCTTGCGGATGGCGCTAATCCGCGCCGACGGGTGACCCTTGACGTAACGGTAGATGGCGAGGTCAAGCGCGTGGTCCGGGTCCTGGGCAAGGCGCTGCTCGTCGAGCCCAATGTCTCGCTTCTGCAGGTAATCGCTGAACGCATACGCGTCTACGCGCCGTACCTCTTCGGGCAGGGGCGTCCGTCCCTTTTTCAGCTCGTACCAGCCGAAGAACTCAAGAAGACCAAAAGCGTACGCCCGCTGAGTGTTGTGGTTCTGCTTTCGGTTGAGGAACGTGAGAAGTGCCTCCACATAGCTCCGCCCCTTGGCGCTCCTCCCCCACACGGTCGCGAGCTGCTTTAGCTCCAACACCGTGCGGCTTAACTGCGCCTCGGGGCGGTGGATGTCGATAGCGGCTTGGCTCACGAAAGCCAGCCTACCACCTCCTACGCGGAGTTTCTCTCATTGTGGAGAGCGCGGCGCACCTCCACGAACTTCTTCTTGAGCGCGTCGCGCTCGTTCTGGTTGATCCGCTTGCGCCCCCAAGCCTCTTTCACGGCGCTCCCCGTGCGCGCGAGTTCGTCTGCGTCGAAGGCGGCGGCCAACGGCAGCCAAAGGGACGCGGCCACCTCTCCGAACCAGTCAGGCGCCCCCTCGGCGTCGGCAGCCGCCCAGTCGTCCTCGTCGGCGCCAAAAGGAGCGCCGCTCTCGGCCTGCTTTGCGCCCCCAGGAGCGCGCACCCGGATCGCGAGCACCCGCTCGCGACCAAACGTGACGTCGGTCGGGAAAAGAACGAGTTCCTTCCCTCGCCACTCGTCGCTCTCGCCTCCGTACAAGCCGGCGATGGTCTCTGCGTTCGTCTTGTTGAGGACGAGCATCTTGTCGTCCCCCTTCAGGTGGATGACCGGCTTTTCCTCCCGCCGACCTCCTCGCATGACGAGTTCATCCATGACGACGTCGGCGATTGTTACCAGGCGCTCGCCGTCGAGGTCGACAGCGCGCAGATATTTCGAGGGGAACATCAATTCCATTTTCATTTTCAGGCTCCATTCTTTGCGGTTGTGTGGGCGGCTCGCGACCGGCGTTGCCACCAAGGCAACATCATGGACCTAGAGATCGCCGAGGTCAAGGTTGTTGACCTGAAGGCAACAACTGGGCACCATGGGGCGTGGCTGAACCAGAAAACACCAACGCCGGGGCTAAGGCGCTCGCGCTGGCTCTACAACAAAAAGGGTGGAGTCAGCGCGAGCTGGCCCGCCGGCTTGAGGTGTCCCCCTCCACCGTCACCCGGTGGCTGGCGGGCACCCGCGTTCCTGATCGCCAGCACATGGGGAGCCTGCGCAGCCTGTTGCAGGTCAGTTCCGAGGTGTGGATTTGAGCGAGGTACCCAAGGACTGCGTCGAACGCGCGGCGGCCTTTCTGCGCGAAGAGCCGTTCGCTTTTCGCGACGAGGAGCCTCTTTGCTTCAGCTGCGGGGACGCGGGCGGCGGGTGCATCGACTGCGCTCCACGCGAGGAGAAGTGGTATTACAAAAGCCGTCTCCGGCACCTCGCCGGTGTCCCTCCCACTGTGCGCTCAGTCTCTCAGGTGCAGGCTGGAAGAGGCCGACGGCGAGAGGGCGACGTCGTAAAACGCCCACCTACCGGCGGCCACGTCCTTATTGCGGCGCCGGTCGCTGCGGTAATGTGCTCGGTTTCACCGTTCCCTCCTGCCGTGCCGGGCACCTTTTTCGGCGTGGTGTGCGGGGACCGGAAGTGAAGAAACGTCACATGACCGCTTTTTCCAACAGGGGCGGTCGCCCGCGCCGCCGGATGGAGGCGCCCCACGAGTGGCCGTCCACCGCAGCGCCCGCGCCCAGCGCAGCGCGCCGAAGCGCGGCGCGGGCGGCCGATGGCTGCAGCGAGCAGATAAGGCGAGCGCCAGCGTTTGCGAAGCCGCCGCCGCCGCCCGTAGCGCCCGCGCCGCCCGCGCCCCCAGCAGTAGTAAAGATAGCCCTGGGCGTCGTCGTCGCGTGCCCGAAGTGCGGGGAGAGGATGAGCCCTTTCTGCCAACGTCTCGGCTCGTGGGAGCGCGGCCCACAGGCGTCCGTCTATTTCGCTGCCGCGTGCCCCGAACTGCCGGCGCGGACCGACGTCGATGCGTGGGCCATGCTCGCTCTTGACCCGGATGCCTCGGAGGACGACCTGCGCGGCGCCCTCCTAGGTGCAGCCGCGTCGTTCAAGACTTGTTGCAAGGGCTCCGCCGCTCGCGACGCTCACGAAGCCGTCGTGTCGGCCCTAGAAAGCGGAACCCCGGCGCCCGGTAGCCAGGAGTCGCTCTGGTGACGCGCCAGCTTTCGCCGGACGTGGTCCGGTCCCACGACGAGGCCGAGCTCGCGTACCTGCTGGAGGAGCGCGCCGCGATAAAGCAGGAGAGCGGGACTCCGCGCGAGCAGGCGGAGGCCGAAGCGTTCGAGGAGGTAGTTCGCGCGATGCCCCCCTGCGTAGTGCGCAGGCTCCGGCCCCAGGGGTTCGCCCAGAGGGGGTCGTCATAAGAAAATGAAGGAGCTAAAGGTTCCATTTGGGCTCGACTCTCTCGGAACCCTTGTCCCTCCTGGGGACAGTCGCGACACCGAGGAGCTGGTATGTCCTGCTTGCCGCTGCAAGCTCATGGTACGAGGGGGCCCGGATACGCAGGTGTGTCGACACTTCGCTCACCTCGGCTCGGGTTGCTCGCACGAGAGCATCGTCCACCGGGTTGCGAAGATGCGGGTGGCCTGGGCGCTTGAGGTGGCCCGAGACGGGGGCGAAGCCATCCGCGTCCGCCGCAGCTGCTCCGAACACGGGTGCGGAGGCAGTTGGACCTCGGATTTTCGACCCGCCGCTTCAAGCGTGGTCGCGGTGGAGCACCGGCTTCCAAACGCAAGGGTCGTAGATGTCGCCGTTCTAAAGGGCGGCCACATCCAGGCAGCCGTGGAGATTTACCACACCCACCCGGTGGACGACGGGAAGGCTCGCGCACTTGAAGGGGTTCCCTTAGCTGAGATCCGAGCGAGCGCTGCGGTGGACGACCCTTTCAACTGGGAACCCACGTCACGTCTCACGCGCAAGCGCCCTTGTCCCAGGTGCGTGGAAGAGGGATACCACGGCCGTCGCCGTAGCGACGCCGAATGGAATGCCTGGAATGCCGAAAAGTGCTCGCTGGCGCGTAGCGGGCCGTTGGGTCGCTCGTCCGCGCGTTTCGCGGCTACGATGAAGGCACGCCTAAGGGACGCTCGTGATAGACGTAATAGGGCTGCTCGCGAACGAGGCCGTCGCCGCTGGCGCGCCTGCGTTTCGCCACGTTGGGCTGAAAGGACAAGCACGGGCGGTGTCCGATTTAATTTCGGTCAGAGGATTTTGGTCGGCGAGGCCCAAATCGGTCTTGATGGGGGCATCGTGCGGCTGGCGTGGACGGTGCCTCAGCCGGAGTAGTCGGTGGCGTATTGCGCCCCGCCGAACTCGAACGCGGTTACGTCGCTGCCCGCAGCGAGGTCCCTCACCCACGAGTCGACGTCGAAGTGGTATTCGAGGTCCGCTTTGGGGATGTTTTTGATCCCAACGTCGTCCACGAACTCGTACCCCGCATCCTCGTCGCTCATATCCGCGCGGTAGTCGCCCTCTTCCATGTCCTCTTTGATGAGCTTTCCGTAGGCCGCGTAGTCGAAGTGTTGCTCGATGAACTCGCGCGGGAACTCCGCAACTCCTCCCTGGTCTTCGATGAAGCTCTCGGCCCAGTCGCCCACGTCTCCGGGGTGTACACTCACGTCTTCCGACTTCTCGATGAGGTCGTCCACCGTCTCCCCAGGACCCTTCCCGCGGTGGGCGATCAGGTAAAACAGGGCGGCCTTTTGGCTGTCGTCCATGTCCTCGGCGAACGTGAAGAACTGTTCGAGGTTGGAGGCGTCCACCTCGAGCACCTTGAACAGGTCCACGTCTTCGCTCGACCCGTTGATGAACTCCAGCGAATACTCCTCGACGGGGCGGTGCTTGTCGAACGCCTTCTCGTACTCCTCAGCGGAGCGAAAGTAGAACCCGCTCGCGCCGTATTCGTACGGGTTCGCGTAAAGGACTAGTTCGGCCATGGGCGAAGCTTACCACGCTCAGCTCGCCTCTTGGAGCCCCTAAGCGACGTAAGCGACGTAAGCGACGGAAGCGACCTAAGCGACCTAAGCGACGTAAGCGACCTAAGCGACGTAAGCTCAGCTCGCCTCTTGGAGCCTCTGAGCGACCTCCGCGACCGTTTTCATGGACTCCGCGCCCCCTGCGTCTTCGACGATGGCGTTGATCAAACGCTGCTTTGCATCGATCACCTGGGCGACGTGTTCGTCTACCGTGCCGGCAGCGTCCAGGTAGGTGATTGTAACCGGGCGACGCTGCCCCAGGCGCCAGATGCGGTCCTCCGCTTGGATCATCCCGCTCGGGGTCCAAATTCGCTCCACGAAGAGAGCGTCGGCCGCGCGCTGCAGATTGAGTCCAACTCCGGCCGTTGCAATCGGGGCGATGAACACGTCGGCCAGTCCGTCCATGAACGCGTCAACCTGGCGCTGGCGCTTGTCAGGCCCCTCCGCTCCTCCGATCCCCGTGACGCGGAGTCCCATCGACTGACAGATGCGCCAAAGGCCCTTGATCACCTCGCGGTGATAGCCGAAGAGGACGAGCGGAGCCGCCTCGCTGCGCGCGAACCAGGTGCGCAGGTAATTGGGGATGGCGGTGCGGAGCTTGCCCATGGCGGCTATGCGCCGCAGCATCGTCAGCCGCACGATGCTCTCGGCGCGTTGAGCGTTGGCCGCCCGGCGCAGGTGCCCTATGGACCGAAGCCAACCTACGACGTCCTTCTCCGCGCGCCGGTAGTGAGCCATATCCGCCTCCGCCAGCCGCACCAGCGCGCTCCGGCGACTCTTGGGCGGCAGGTCGGTGAGCACCTGGCTCTTGAGGCGCCGCAAGAGGAAGGGGCCGACCTTGGCGTGCAGCTCGTCGAGGCGCTCGACCTTGCCCGCTGCGGTCCTCACCGAACGCCCCACCTCTTTGCCTTTGCGCCCCTCCAGGTACCGGTGTTTGTAGTCGGCGAACGACGGCCACTCCTTGGGGTCGCAGAGGTGAAGCAGCCTCCACAGTTCGTTGGGCCTGTTGACCACGGGAGTGCCCGAGAGCAGCACCGCTCCGCGCGTCTCACGCACGAGCCGGGTCGCGACTGCCGCTCGATGTTTGCCGCGCGCGAGCGGGGACTTGAGGGCCTGGGCCTCGTCGAAGACGTACAAGCGCGGCCTCAAGGCTTTGAGCTCGGCCTCGCGGGAGCGGAGCAGCTCGTAGTTGATGACGTAAACGTCCGCCTGGTACAGGGGCCCCTTTTTCCCGTGTACGACCTGGATCTGGGGCACGTCATTGGCGAACCCGAACTCGCGTGCCCAGTGCGGCTTGAGCGAGCTGGGGCAGCAGACGACGACGGGGAACGAGCGCATGGCGCAGATGGCCGCCACGGTCTGCGCGCTCTTTCCGAGGCCGGGGTCGTCGCCAAGGATAGCTCCGCCGCTCGACAGGCGAGAGCAGATCCAGCCGGCGCCCTCGGCTTGGTAAGGATAGAGCGGGCGCGCCATCACATCCTGTACGCGCTTGAGCCACGCCGGGGGAACGACGCGCGTGTCGTGCGCGTCGGGCAGCACCTCGTGGCGCGCATGGTGGAGAGTCGTGATCGACGCGGGCACGGAGCTGGTGCCGATGTCCCTCTTGTCGCCCAGCTCGCCGGTTACCCGCACCTTCTGCCCCAGCTTGGGGGGCTTGCGCGAACAGCGGAACCAGAACAGATCGGGCGGCGGACCAACGGTGACCGAGAAACTCGAGCCAAGCTGGTCGGGCCGAACGAGCACGACGCGCCCGGTCACCCGGGCGACACTGCTCACCTGGGGCGCGGCGGGATTTCGCGCGCTCGCATCGCGGTAGCTTCGACGACCATGTCGGTAGGATACCCCATCCCGCGGACGCGCTCTGCCACCAACGCGCAAACAGCCTCGTCCACGGCCCGCTCCTGGTCGTCCGCCTCCACCATCGTAGAGACGTCGAGCGTCACTTTACCGCGCACGACAAACCGTTTCACGGTACATCCCTAACCCAATCTCGGGCTAGATCCAATCGTCGCTCGCGGCGGAACGGCGCCGAGAGGGGGCCTGGGTGCGTTTGGCGGGGACAGACCAGCCATTCATGCGGATTCAACCCGTTCTCTTGCGTCGAGCGCAACTGCTGCCTCCAGCGCTGTGACCAAGGCCTCTGCTTCGGTCGAATACCTTTTTTGGCCCATTGCCATGAAGGTTGAGCCATGGTGATGACCACCGACAACCCGCCATTGATACCCATTCTCGTGATCGTAGTTGGCAACCACGGCGGTGAGCCCTTCATCCTTCCACGCCTCTCTAACCAAATGGAGAAGGCACCCGAGCGTTGCAGGGTCGGCGAGGTCGGGCAGAGCAGCGTGGTAGCTGAAACGGCTGACGTGAAGTATTCGCGCTGCGTATCCGTCCTCGTCGGTGAGACACAGCATACCTCGCATACAGCGCCAGCCCTCACAGTCCACTGCTCGCCGTGCTACTTGTTCCATGTCGCTCATAATGTCTCCTCTGGCCAGTGCCTGAAGGGCTCTCGGCTGATCGCGACCCACTTCAGCTGCAGGTCGTCCTCGTCGGACTCGTCGAGCAACAGGCCGAGAGCGCATGCGGGGTCGACGGCCGTGACGGTCTGTTCCACCACCTCTCCGGGGTCGACGGCCGTGACGTAACGCAAGTGGAATGTTCTTGGTTTTCTCATTTTCCGTTCTCCTTATTCTTGTCTAACGTCCGGGCGAGCTTTCGATGCGCGGCATCGAAAGTGGCCTGGAGCGCTCGCTCGGCGAGCAGCAGGCGGTTGTCGTGCCCGCAGTAGCGGCAACGCCTGAACTGCGGGGCCCCGCTTACGGCGCCCCATGCGCGCTGGGCCTTTGCTGCGGACGGGCGGTGCCAGCCCTTGCGCTGGCAGCTGGGGCATTCGGAGTAGCTCATGACTCACCCCTTGTATCGCAAGTGTTGCCAGGGGGGCAACACTTCTGCGGAAGAAGCGGCCGTGGCGGTGCGTCGTCGCCGCCGGGGACCCCGCGGCGAAGCGGGAGCGAACGGCCTGCTCTGCGGCCAGCGGCGCGTCCGCCCCGGTCCTGTTCGCCGCTGGGGGACCATCGCGCCTCGGTGCCGGTCGCCACCGACGCGACGAACTTGTCGAGCGCCTCTCCGTCCCTCGCGACGTTTATGATCGCTACGCACGTGCCCGCCGGCGCTGCGCGGGTGTCGCGCTCCAGCCGCCCCACCACTTCGGCGACAGCGGCAAGGCGGAAGCTGCTGCCAAAGGCGCGTGCGCCTCCCGCCGCCCCCAGTTCGCGCCGCTCGGCGACAGCTCGACGGGCGAGGCGGTCGATTTCGCGGGCGACGTATTCCACCAGATACCGAGCGACCTTGGCGTCGCCGTCGCGCCCCACGAGTTCGAGCGAGCGCCAGCTGCCACGCTGGCGTATGACGACGCGGCATCCGTTTATTCGAGCTATCCCTGCGATCAGCCGGCGGCGCCAGCTCACCAGCCGCGCGCCTTCGTGCAGGGGCTCGAGGTGGTGGCGGATCGGGTCCGGGTCACCGCTGTGAAGTTCGGCCCGCGTGATGCGGTGCCGCGCCATGAGCAGCTGGGCGACGCTCGCGGCCGTCGCTGCTTCCGCTGCGGTGGTCCCGCGCCCCTCGGCGAGACGCAGGAGGGCAGCCACTTTGTCGACGATGCTCACGACCCCGCCTCCGTCCGGCGCCGCCAGGCGGTCTGCACCTCGCGCAGCTCTAACTTGCGCCGGGGGCGCACCACCGCGCCGTTGTAGGTGATGGCCGCCACCCGGACCCAGTGGCGCTTCCGGCCGTGGTGGACGGCCTCGACGCGGCCGACGCGGAAGCCGCGGTCCTGGTACTCGACCACGTCGCCCTCGACCAGCTCGCCGGGGTCGATCTGGACGTAGACGCGACCGCGGTAGCGGCGCTCGGTCATCGGGCGCTCCCCGTGATCGCGCGAGTGCCCAGCCACGACACGACGGCGATGCAGCCAAGCTGCACCCACCCCTGGGGCCCTAGCGCCGCCAGCTCGGCGGCGGCCACGGCTAGCGCGCCGTCCACGGCCTGGGCCCAGTCGAGCCCCCGGGAGGCGCTCACGCCCTCCCCCCGCAGCACCAGTGCCCGTGCGGCTCGGGCAACGCGCACTCGATAGCGCGCAGCTCCGCGACGCGCTCCTTGGCCTGGGCGTCCACCAGCTCGGCGAAGATGTTCTCGACGACCTGCGCGACGCGCTCCAGGTCGGCGGGGTCGTCGAGACTGCAGGACTCGCAGCGCGCGAGGGCGTCGCGGATGAGCCGCGCGGTGCCCGACGGCGGGTCGGCGTCGTCGTAGGGGTTGAGCTGGTCGGCCTGCGCCGCCAGCAGGATGGCGTCGGGCTCGTCGAGGCTACCCAGCGCGCCGACTTGGTCGAGCAGCGGAACCAGCCCCCAGCCGGCCTCGGCCGAGACGTGAACGGCGACGGGGACGTCTCCGTGGCCCTTGTCGCGATGGGCCTGCAGCATTCGGATGAGCGTGGTGAGATTCATTTCAGTCTCCTCGTTGTCGGCCGCCAGTGCGGCCCATGGCCAGTACGGACTGGGCGAAAAAACGCACCGGGTGTTCGATGCGCAGGTGGTGGTGGGTGTGGTGAGTCAGGGTGCGCCGCTCGGCGTCCCAATGGTGGTCCTCGGGCAGCTCGCCCTTGCCGTCGTGCGCCGAGGTGGTCTCGACGGCGTAGACGTCCCCCTGGCGCACGACCCGGCGCCCCGCCTGGCGGGCCTTGCGGACGGCGGCGGGCTCCAACCAAGCGAGGGCCTCGGCTGCCGACCCCATCGTCCCGGGCACGCGGGCGGCCCAGCGGCCTCCGTCGTCGCGGCCCGCGAGGTAGGCCAGCGTGGCTCGGCGCGCGCCGAAGCGACCGCTGTAGTGGCGCCACCCCTCGCACCGGAGCAAGTACGCGCGCCCCGTCGGCGTGAGCTGTGGAGAGCCCACGACGGCCAGATGCACCGTGCGGCGCTCCTCGTCGATGGTGGTCTCACCGCCGCGCCGCTCCACCTCGCCGGTGAGCACCGCGAGCAGCAGACGCGGGAGCCGCGTTGCGGCCGGCTCGGCTAGGGGGTCTCGGCGCGCGTGGCGGACGGCCTCGCGCTGCAGCCACAGTTCGCGGGCTGCGTGCAGACGCGGCAGCAGACCGCGCGGGACGCGCTCGCAGGCCAGGAGGCGTAGCGCCTGGTCGCGCACGTGCCGCTTGATGTTGGCGCGGTGGGCGCCCTCGGCGAGCAGCACAGTAAGCGGCTGGTCGCCCCGTTCGAGGCGGCGGCGCACCCGGCGCGGGCGTTCCCCCACCTCCCATTCGTGGAGGCTCATGACGCACCTCCCGCCAGGGCAAGCCACTGCTCGCGGCTCGGGCTCGGGGCCTCGTCCTCGTCGTCGCCGAAGGCCGCCACGAGCACGGTGTTGTTGACGGCTGCAGCGCCGAAGACGCGCTCGCAGGCAGCGTTGGCCTCGTCGGCCGACGCGAAGGTGAGGGCGAGCGGACGACAAAGGCGCACGGGGGCGCCGTCCGCCGCGTAGATGAGATAAAACGTCATGGTGTGTCCTTTCAGGCCGCTAGAGAAGCGTGCCGCTTTGGGTAGGGGAGGGACTGGGGGAGGTGGCGCTTGGTGACGCGGTCGAGGCCCCAGGCGTATTTGTGGTTACCGGGGTGACGCACCCGGGTCGTGAGCTGGCCGAGCCAGCGCGTTGCCCAGGCGCGTCGCGCGCTGTCGCTGGGCCTGCGCCCCAGTTCGGGGGCGCCGTAGGCTTGGAGCTGCCGGGCGGCTCCGCGCCACCCCTGTTCGCCTCCCCGGAGCTTGCTCATCGTTCGGCCGTTGAACGTGCGTCCGTCGGGGAGCACGTAGATCGTCTTGCGCGCTCGCTGCCCGAGGTAGACGGCGTTGTGCGCCTGATAGATGCACCCGACGTGCCCAGGCGTCGTGACCCGGCCTGCGCTGTCGCTGCGGGGCAGCGGGTCGGAGAAGCTGACGACGCCCCGGTACCCGTGGAGGCGGAGTAGGGCGAAGCAACGCGCGAGGAACCAGCTCTCGCCGTTGCCCGGCACTTCGTCGAGCAGCACGAAGCGGCTCAGCTCGACGTGGTCGAGGGGGTCGCCAGGCAGGCACCCGGTGATCACTTTTGACTGCATGGGCACACCAAAGACGGCCACGCCCACGAGTTGGTCGGAGCGGTAGAGCCCGAAGCTCTCACGCGCAGCTGGCCACGTCCGCTGGTAGTGATGGCGCCCGACGAAGGCGCGAGCCTCGGCCAGGTCGGCCTGCAGGGGCCCCACCTCGAAGCGCGAGGTATCGATGGGCTCGCCCGCCGGGCGGTAGCTCGCGCGGCGCTCGCGCCAGCGCTGGTTGACGTTGGTGATCACGGCCTCGCCCCCCTGGCGAAAGCCGCTGCTGCCGCCCGCGCCTGGCGACGGGTGCGGTAGCCCTGCTCAACGACGCGGTCGCGGTAGACGACGTCCCAGGTGCGGACGGGGCCACCAGCCTCGTCCTCCTCGTCGCACGGAACCGCGACGGCCTTTGTCTTCCCTATCATCGTGTGTCCTTTCAGGCCGCAGCGGCCAGGTTCAGTTGCAGGTGGTCGGCGAGCGCGCCGACCAGCGACGCGGCGACGGGGGGGCAAACTGCGTTGCCCAGTCCCTTGATGCAGTCCGTCTTGCTGGCGCCCCGCGGCCAGCGGTAGTCGTCGGCGAAGCCCATGGCTCGGGCGTGTTCGAGCACGGTGAGCGGACGGTACACCGACCCGCGCACCACGTTCCACTGCGCCTTTGTCGTCACCGTTCGGATGCTCTGATCCAGGCTGACGCCGGGGTGGCCGGTGACATGCTGAGAAAGGAAGACGGCGCCGTGGTTGCGCCTGCCCTTTGCGATGCGGGCCTGGATACCGTCAGTCGCGTCGGCGACACGCAGCCAGCGGGCGTCCGCGTCCCAGTCGATGCAGGGGCCAAACGGCTGCTCCACTCCCGTTGGTGGGGCGTAGCTGAGGGGACCGAAGCGGTCGAGCGTAGCCGCTACGAACAGGCGCCGCCTTCGCTGAGGGACGCCGAAGTTGGCCGCGTCGAGGACGTGCGTCTCGACGTGATAGCCGATGTCTTCGAGGCACGCCCGCCAGCGCGGGTACAGCTTCCAGTCGGCAAACTGCGGCACGTTCTCGATCAGGATGGCGTAGGGCGCCGTGACCTCGGCGCAGTCGATGACCGCCCAAGCGGTCGCCCGGTCCTGCGAGTGACGCCGCCGCCTGTTGGGCTGGCTCGCGTTGCTGTGGCCTTGGCACGCCGGGCTGGCGAGCAGCACGTCGTACTCCGGTAGCGCCGCCCAGTCCGCCTGGCGCAGGTCTTGGCAGACGTGCTCGCCGGGGTGATTGAGGCTGTGTGTGGCCACGGCAAACGGCAGGTGGTTGGCCGCGTACACAGGGGTGGCGCCCGCCAGCGCGGCCCCAGCGGTGAAGCCGCCGGCCCCGGCGAAGAGATCCGCCGTGCGCATCATGACGCCCCCCAAAGCCGGTCGAAGGAGGCGGCGAGAAGGCCGCACCCCACCCGGGCGTGGGCAGCCAGCGGAGCCGAGTGCGAGGCGCACTCCAGCAGCGCGCGACATGCGTCGGCCGCAGCGTCGGCGGCGTCCGCGAAGTCCGCGCTGCCGCGGTACTCGGCGCGGCGGCGTGCCTGGCGACCCAGGCTAGCCACCTCGCCCACCAGAAAGAAGGGGTCGCGGTGGGTGGCGGCGGCCTCGCGGAGCAAGGCGGCGACGCGGCGGACCAGGCCGACCGCGCTGAGCTGGTTGGTCGGTTGGGGGTCGCCCGGGGCGGGGGCCTGGGTCGGGGGCTGCAGGCCCCATCGAAGGGGGCGCGTCTTGTCGTGTCTGTCGCTGTTCATGGCGGGGTCTCCTGCCTGGTGGTGGTTCGCGGTGGGGGTCTGGTCAGGGTGCGGAGCAGAGTCGCTGTGCCCGGTAGCCGTGGGGGCTCTCGGCGCCGTCGTCGGTTGTGCCTTGGCGGGGCCAGCTCCCGGGAGCTGGCGGCTAGGCGTTCGGTCGACAACGATGGCCCGGAGAGGTCTCCTCGTTGGCTAGCTTGCGCCGGGTTACCGTGGCCATGGGGCCCGGTGCGGCACAGCGACTCTGCTCCACCTCCTGTGGGGTGTCTGGGACCGGCTCGCCTCCGAATTGAGAGGAGCTCGGTGGGCGGCTGCATCGTGGCAGCGGCCTCAACCAGTGTTGGCTCGCGGCGACCCTCTAGCAGCGTACGGATAATACCCTATTATCCGTACGCACCTATTCTTAGCGTACGGATATTTTTTAATTATCCGTACGCTAAATGGTCCCCCTACGCGAATGACCAATAGGTAGAGCCACCTCAACTCGAGGCTGGCTCGACACCCCCCTCGGCGAACGAGGGAGGGGCAGAAGGACACAACATGACACGCAAACGACGCAGCCTGTACTTGAGCGGGCAGATAGCTCAGTACTCACCCATTAATCAGGCTTGGATTGTCCGGGCCTACAACAAGAATTGGTCATGGGAAGTCTTACAGGCTGCTCCCGTGATCGCAATCTGCGACACAGAGGATGACGCTCTTGAGGTCATGAAAGAAGGAAGCGTGCTCGACAGGAACTTCGTCGATCTTGTCGGCCACGCCTTGGCAGCGCTGCAGCCCGAGGTGCCCGGGGCTCACGAGGAGGCGCCATGAGCCGCCTCTACCACCACCCCGATTTCGACGCGGCGGTCGCCATCGAAGGGACCGACCGATGAACCAGCACCGAAACCACCCTGCTCCACCACTCTACTTCGCGTCCGGCTCCAACCGGGCCTGCGAAATCCGCGCCTTCTCGCGCCTCGGCCAGCCCATCGGCGTGGCCGCGACCGAGGTCGGACCCAGCGCCGAGGCCGCGCTCGTCGCGTTGGCCGGCACGGGCGTCCCCGTGTTCGTGGACAGCGGCGCGTTCGGCGAGGTGCAGTTCTGCCCCCACGCGGGCCGGCTCGTCGTCGTGAAGCCCTACACCCACGAACGCTGGGTCCGTACGCTCGCCCTCTACCGCCGCCTCGCGGTGGCTCTGGGCAGCCAGCTCCACGTCGTCGCACCCGACCTCGTCGGCTGCCAAGCGTCCACGCTGGTGCGCCTGCACGACTACGCCGACGAGGTGCGCGAGCTGCACGAACTGGGAGCGCACGTCCTCGTCGCCCTGCAGCGCGGCCTGCTCAGTCTGAGCGAGATGGACCGGTGCTGCGAAGCGGAGCTTGGCTTCGATTTCGTCCGCGCCCTGCCCTGCAAGAAGGGCGCTACGACGGACGCTGAGGTGCGCGAGCTGCTCACCGAGCGACCGCCCCGAGCCCTGCACCTCCTGGGCCTGGGCGAGCGCAACCGGCGCCTGCCCCGCATCCAAGCGCTCGTCGCCGAGCTGGCGCCCGGCTTGGTGCTCAGCTGCGACAGCAACAAGATCCTCGCCTCGGTCGGCCGAAAGCCGCGACCGAGGCCCCTGACGGCCGCGCGCGACCTCGCTGCAAGACTAATCGCAGCGGGCAAGAGCAAGGTCACCGACGTGCAGGAGGCGGGCATCCTGCTCGCGTGGGGCTCGCCCGCGCTGCTCAACGCCTGACCACCCCCTAGGGGCGCGGCTCACCGCGGGCCGCGCCCCGACCACAACTCACCGGAGCAAAGATATGGATAACACGCACCGAAACCACCCCGCCTGGGAAGAGGCGGCAGGACTCCTCAGCGAGGAGTTCCAGCTGCCGTGGTGCTGCCGGTTGACCGACTGGGAGACCGTGACGCGACTCCTTGAAGTGGGGAAGTCCCCCTACGGGGCCGAGGTGAGCGCCGTCATTACAGCAGAGTGCGCGTTCGGTCGCCCCGCGAGCATGCGTGTGCGGCTCTGCACCGAGGGCCCCCCAGTGGCGGGGCACGCGACCGTCGAATGGTGGACAAGCGGCGCCCACTACGCCCTGTTCGATCTGCAGCTCAAGGCGGGCGCGTGGCGCCTCGTAGCCGCGAAACGCGCGGACGACGCCAGCGAGCACTTTTACGCGGCGCTCGCGCAAGCGCTGCTTCCACTTGAGATGGAGGTGGTGCGCGACGTGCCCGAGGTGCCCGGGGCTCACGAGGAGGCGCCATGAGCCGCCTCTACCACCACCCCGATTTCGACGCGGCCGTCGCCATCGAACGCCGTGCGGGTGGAAGAGGTGCTCTCGTGAGCGTGCGCGAGCTGCAGCCCGAGCTGGGGCCCGAACTCAGCTGGTGGTGGACTACGGCCCCGGAAGCGTACGACTACTCGTACGTGGCCACCGTGGCGCGCGCCGAGGACGAGTGCGCCGCCTGGCGGCTGCTGGCCGTAACCGACCGCCTCCGCTTTGAGGCTTGCCAGGAGCCGCGCTATCATTCTGGCCTGCACGCATGCGTAGAGGCGGACACAGACGAGGCTCTCGCGCGCGGTCTGCCGCGACGCGCCGAGCTGGAGGGGGGACAGTGCTAGCGCGCCCGCTAGCCGTCCTAGCGCTGGCGCTAGGGGCCGTGGGAGCCCTGCTCATGGCGTCGCCGCCCCCCGCTCCCAAGGCGCGGGCTGCAGCCCATCTGCCCACCGTTCTGCCCCTGCCAACGACCGCGCCGCCAGCTGCTGGGGCGACCGCCCCGACGGACTGGCACGACGACGAGGCCGAGGTGGCCGAGGTGGCCGAGGTGGCCGAGGAGCACTACTGTGCCCACTGAGATCGACCGCCTGGTGACGGTGCGCCGTCAATGCCCTCGTTGCGGCTCGCTGGGTCTCCCCATCGAGGCCCGCGAGCGCTACGCCGAGCAGCCCTCGCGCTACCGGCGCGGCAACTACTACCCCGGCAAGCGCACCGGCTACACCCTGACCGACGCCGCCGGGCGGCGCATCGACCACCAGCTGCCCCGCTCGCAGTGCAACGACTGCGGCATCGAGCGGCTCTACAAAAAAATCACGTTAGGGTGTCAGAAAGCGGCCGACGCGACGTCTAGTAGGCAGGAGACCACGAACGAATGACTGAAGAAGACCTAACCGCCGAGTACGCGCGCTTCAACGCGCGCGACCTGGGCGACATGCTCCGGCCGCTCCTGGCTGCCGGCCTCCGGGTGGACCTGCACGGCGAGGTGCCGCTCCCAGGAGCGGCCCAACAGGACCACCCCTTCGGGGGCGCCCCCGACGCTGGCGCTGGGCTCAGCGACGACGAGTGGGAGGCTCTCGTCGAGCGCAACAGCGTCCTGTCCGAGTCGGCCTTGGAGGGCCTACTTCACGGCTTCCCTCCCCAGGAGGGGTCCTGATGCTCTACGACGTCTTCTACGGGGGCCTGGGGCGGCCCATGGACTGCGGCGCGCGCCTGCCTCGGTGGCAGCGCTACGGGCCGCGGGCGCAGTTCGTCGCGGTCGCGGTGAACACCAATTCGGACGGGCACTCGCTCTACTGCGCTGGCCGACGCTGGCGGCAGTGGGGGGAGTTGAGCGCGCCCCAGCAGCGGCGCCTGCGCCGCGCTTTCCCCGGCTCTTCGCTGCTCCCACAGGAGGTGGCGTCGTGACCGACCAGCACCGTTTCAGCTTCGGAGTCAGTTCCGTTTGCTCAGCTTTCGACGCGAGCGTCGTCGGGAGTCGGGTCGTCGACCGGGCCGCTTTTTTTGGCGAGTTGGCGCTCGCGCTGGAGGCGCACGACCCGAGCGAGGACCGCGTCCCGGGCCAGCACTTCCTGCCACTCCCAGAGCGCGCGCACCGAGCGGTTTCGGCCGGCGTTGGGAGCCGCGTCGGGCGCGACCCGGCCGACTTCGTGGTGCGGGAGCACCGGGGGCGGACGGACGCCTTCCTCCGCCGGGCCCACGCCGCCCAGACGGACAGCTTGGCCGTTGTCGTCTACAGCCTGGACGCCTACGGGGCCGACCCGGATGTCGACGCGGAGGGCGAGGAGTTCGTTGAGCACGTAGAGGATGGCGTCACCCACGTCGTCGTCGCCGTGCTCGCCTCGTCGGGCCCCCCGTCCCCGCTCTCTTCTGAGCGGTTCGTGTCCAACCTCGCCGGCGGCAACCGCGAGGCGTTGGAGTGGAGCGCGGACGAGATCCGCTCACGGGCTCAAGGCGTAGACGCCTATTGGGCGGAGTGGGCCGTGGTCGCCGATGAGCCGGGAGAGGCCCCATGACCTGCGGCTTCTGCTTCGGGGTTGGGCTGCACGAGTGTTGCCGTACGAGCGGCTGCTGGAACCGCTCAACCCCCCAGCCAACCTCCGAAGAGGAGAGGCGCGAGGAGGCCCTCCAGGCCGCACGCGCCGCGTACGCCCAGGACACCGTCGCACGGATGCAGGCGGCCTTGGGGTCGGCCGAGGACAACGGCCACGCGGCGATGATCGCCGTGCTCAAGGAGCGCTACCCGGGCGTGTTAGGCGACGACTAAGCCGGGCCGTGCTAACACGGCCGCGTGAGGATCGAGCTGGCCGACAGTGACGATTGGGAGCCAAGCCGCTTCCATGGCCGCGAGCTCGCGGCCGAGGACGAGGATTGGAACCATTGGCGCGTCCTCGACGAGGGGATCCTGGTGTTCGGCGAGGGCGACGTGAGGCGCAGCCCGGGAGAGCCGCTCCTGATGCGCAAGGTCGTCGAGGCCCACGCCGACATCATCCTGGCCTGCGCCGACCGTTTCGCCGTCAGCGAACAGTTCCTGGCCGCTCTGGTCGCTACCCAGAGCCGAGGTGACGAGCGCGCAGAGAAGCTCGACGAAAGAGCCAAAGACTGGGGGATCGGCCTGGCCAAAATGCGGACAGCCACGGCGCGCAAGACCGCCCGGAGCCGCCCGCACGAGTTCCCCACTGTAACGCCGGAACCGGTGCCCGCCGGAGGGGCTCCAGAGGTGTGGCGAGGGATCCTCCGCGACCCCACAACCGCGCTCGCGCTCGCTGCCGCGTGGGCGCGGGACGCCAGCGCTCGCCTGGACCTCCGCGGCGACCCGCTGCTCTTGTTCTGCGCGTACCAAACAGGGGGCCTCTCGGAGGCCGACAACGCCTGGGGCGTCGCGCACCACCGCCAGCTTGAGGACGGCGTCGTGGTGAGCGACTCTCTCGACGACTTCGCCGCATGGTACGGCGATGCGTGCGCCGTTTACGGCCTCTGCTAGGTATGACAGACCAGGTCATAGCTGGCCAAGAACGGCGTAGCTCAGGAGGCGTCGCCGCCGTGTCCGCGCTTCTCGCCCGCGCCCGCTTGGCGGCACTCTTGACACCCAGCGCGAGCGCCACGCCACCCGCCAGCGCTTACCGTGCCCGTTCCTTTGCACGCGGCGCACGTCAGTTGGCCGAAGGCCGCGTTCCAGTTTCGCTCCCACTGGTTACGGCACACCGCTCGGGGGCGCTGTTTTGAACCTTTTCCGTTCACGCTAGTAGCCCTTTTGGTCCCAGGGGAAGTCCCCGGTGATGATCATTACCCCAAACACGCTGGTCAGAGCGATCACCGCCAAATTGACGGCATCCGTGCCCTTGAGAAAGGGGTGAAAACGCCCCAGGTCGTATTTTGGCATCTCGAAATTCATCCATCGCTCCCTTCGTAGCGGAACACCGCCCACGTACCCCACACCACCAACACGAACCCGAGGACCGGCAACAGCCACATCAGCGCGACCTCCGCTGCCGCATCCCTAGCGCGCCGTAGGCGACGGCCGCTCCAACTCCGAACACAAGGATCCGAGCGCTCGCGGGCCCCGCAAGGGATACGCGGACCGGGGCCGTCGGCTGAGGGCCTGAGGGCTGAGGGCCTGAGGGCTGGGGGCCTGGCGGCTGAGGGCCTGGCGGCTGAGGGCCTGGCGGCTGAGGGCCTGGCGGCTGAGGGCCTGGCGGCTGAGGAGGAGGCGCGGGATCCATCTCCATGATCCAGGCCACGCCACCCGCTACCCCGAGGTCGGGCACAGGGAGCATCTCCGACGGCGCGAGCTTGCGCGCCAGTCCGAGGTAGTCGTACTCATCGCCGCATTTTCCGGGCGCCCTGAAGGGGGCTCCCTGGCCTTCGCACTCCCAGAAATTGATGACCTGAAAGCGGCGCTTCTCGAGTTCCTCGACGATGTCCTCTTCGGACGCGATGATCGAAGGGGGGCTGTCGATAGCCGCCAGGTAGATCATTCCCTCCTTGAAGAAGACGTCGGTGCCGTCGGGCACGATGAGCCGCTGCGCCGTCATGAACCGTCGTCGGCGATGTACTGTTCGATGTCGCCACGCAGGTCCTTGCGCGTCCATCGCAGGAGGATCCCGTGTCCGGCTGAAACCGCCGCCTGAGCCCCCGCAGCAGATCGAAAGAACCCGATAGTCACTCCGGCGGCGTTGCGCGCGACAAAGGCGCCCCTGTTGCCCTGGAATGTCTGCGTAGAACTGGCGTAGGTGTCGCCCATCGTCCGCGTCACAGTGCCTATCGTTGCCATCAGCGTCCTTTTCTCCAATACCGCCCCAGAGCGTATCCTACCATCACGGCCGCCACATCGGCTACCGCGTTGCCGAGCGTGTCGTGGCAAGCGTCGGGGAAGACCTCCGGCAGCCGGTCCTTCAGGGGGTTTTCCACCACCTCCCACAGGACCGAAGCGCCCAACGCGTACTCCCACGGCACCCCTACGGCTCCGTACGCCACCCCGATGGCCGCGTGCCAACCAGTCCATATGTCGACCGGGGCCTGGCTGTCTCCGGGCCGGTAGCGCCCGTCTGGCCCACAATTGTCCATGCGAGCCGCATCGTAGCGCATTCCGGTGGCGTTGCCGAGAGGTCGCAGGGGGATTACCCGATCCAACGCCAAAGGGCGCCGGCCCATCCCGCGTACCCACGAGCAGTGACGGCGCTGCCTGCGGTGGGGATGGGAAGGGCCTCGGAATGGAAAGAAGGGACCTTCGCCCGGTCGAGCGCCCGGCGGAGCCCCGGCTCGCTCCCTGGCGGCCGTACCCAGACCAGAGTGGCCGCACCCGCTTGGCGCCGAAGCTCGGCCAGGTCCGCCTCGCAAGAAGCAGCAAAAGGGAGGCTCAACAAGATGATGGTAGGCTGCGTGCGCGTAGCCACCGCCCCCAGGCGGCCCGACTTGGTCCAGGCGCGCAGTTCGGCCCCCTGGGGCTGGACGTCCACCACGGTGGTCACCTTCGAGTCGTCCCCCAGCCGCTTGAGAAAAGGAGCAAGACCCCACGCATGGTCGTCGCCCGCCACGAGCAGGGTGCTCCCCGGCGGCAGCCTTCGGCGCGTGCGAGGGTGGGCCAGAGCCACGCTCGGAGGGTGCGCCAGGCCGCCGTAGATCCAGTTTCGTTTCTGCGGCTCCAAAGCCGTGGTAGCCTACCATGGCACCATGGCAGCCACAGACTTCGTCAGTTTCGCCAACGACAAGGGCCAAAAGTGCGGGGATGGCCGCTGGCGCTACACCAACGACGGGCGCGTCGAGCTCGACGGTTCTTTCCCCGACCGAAGCTGGCCGCCCGAGATCAACCAGTGGCGCGACCTCATCAACGAAAAGGCCGCGAAACACGGGCTTCAGCCCCACCAGCTCGCGGCAGTGATGGGGATCGAAAGCGGGGGTCGACCTGGACTCTGCCTCAAATGCCCAAAGAACCGCGAAGGAGTGGCAGGCTGCAACCACGGCGGCCAGTGCAACCACCGCGAGGGGATGGGCCTCATGGCCGTCACGCTCACGACGGCCAAGTTCATGAACGACGGCCAGGGGCTGACGGAACACGAGCTGCGCAACAACAACGACCTCAACGTCGACCTCGGAGCGAAGTACCTACGCCACCAAATGGACCGTTACGGCGGCGACTTCGTCCACGGGGCGGTGGCCTACAACGCGGGTAGTATCCGGTGCGGGGGAAGCACCACCTTCAGCGCCCCCAAAGAGCCGTGCCCGCGTGACCAGTTCGGGGTGGTTCAAGGGTGCGTCAGGCGCAACACGCCTGCCAAGAGCCTCGTCTGCGCGCCCAGCGCGGCGGTACCGGGAAAGTTCAACTGCGCGGTCAACTATCCTCTCAACGCGATGAAGATGAACAACTCCGCGGTGACCAATTTCATCGGCGCGCCCCTCCCTAAACCACCCGAACCCAAGCCGCCCCCGCTACCTCCTCCCGCGGCGCCCCCCATCCCGGTGGCCGACCTTGGCCGCGACGTCGCAGTCGTCGCCGCAGCCGCTCTGCTGGGCTACGCAGCGGCCGAACTGTGGGACTCACTCGCATCCGGCGCGCCCGGACGCGCGTCTACCCAATAGGACCTCCCCATGCCGTTCCCTTTTCGCTTTTCGCACCTTCCCCGCAAGCCGCGCCGACGCGGCGTCCCCTTCAGCGTTATGTCGCGTTGGGGAAAACCGTCGCTCCGGCGCCGTCCCCCTGCGCGTTACATGGCGGTCTTCGAGGAGCCCACCTGGCTCAATGGTCTCGGGCGACCAAAGGGACGGGGAGCCGTGTGGTTTTTCCACGCGCCACCGCCTGCCAAGGACGTCGAAGCGTGGCTCAATCCTGCCAGCGGAAACGCCAAGAACCCCTACCCGTTTGTACCTGGTAAGAGCGACCTCTACTCGAGCTACTCGACGTTCGCGTCGAGCGGCACCACCTTCGCCATTTTCGACACCTCCTACGAGCCGCCCCGCCTCGTGGAGGCATGGGCAAAGCGCAACCTTGCTCCCCATAGTCCGCCCATGTGGCGGAAGATTTCACCCGCTCCCTCCCACCGCTGGCCAGTCGCCCCGTCTCCCCACCTCTGGCAAGGCCACAACTCGTTTTCCGTCCCTCATACGGGCATCGCCTGGGTGGACTGAAAGTCAACTCCGAGGTTCGCTGGAGTTGGGACTAACAGTCGCGCCCGCCGGTGAGCTCGCGGACGAAGGCGCGGTTGCTGAGCGCAAAAGAACTGCGCCTAGACCGGATCTGGGCGACTACCACGCACGGGGGAAGTTCGTAGGCTTCGGTCAACGCGGCGGCGGCGATAAGCCCGCTGCGGTTCAGCCCCATCTGGCAGGTAACGAGCACTCGCTCGCCGGCCTTGAGGCGCTCGGCGACCTCGTGACTGGCCCGCCTGACCGCCAGCCGCTGGCGCTGCGTAAGGGGACGGTTCACGTCGTCGAGCGGGACGTGGATGACGTCCACTCCGGGGAAGCTCGAGGCGGGGGGCTGGTGCTCACGGGCAGCGAGGACCAAAAGGTCCACCCCCGCTTCTGCGATGGACCCGCCCGTGGGGGCACGCCCTCCTTGAAGGAGCCGTGGCGCTACCACGCTGGCGCTCCTGGTCAGCCGGTTGTCTCTCACCAGAGATCCATCTCTTGAAGCCACTGCCTGGTCACTACCGGCCACGCCCACTTTTCTCCTATGGCGGCGGCGGCGGCTTTGGCTTCGACGTCGAGTTCGGCGAAGCGCTCGTGCGCCTGTAGCAACGCCGAGGCAATGTCGTCCACCCGCACGGTCGGAGCGGTGGCCGCCCGGCTCGGCGCGTCGTCGATGGGGGCGTGAGGGCCGTGGGGCACGACCACCACGCCCGGGTCGCCAGGAGCGATGTGGTCGGCGTGACCCGTGCAGGCCGTAGCCACCACAACGGTCCCGCACGCCCGCGCCTCAAGGGGACACAAGCCGAAACCCTCGGCCCGGCTAGGCTGGCACACCACGTCCACGCTCCGATACAGGGCGGCCATGCCCTCGTGGTCTAGGTTGAGATGCCGGTAGACAAGGTTCACGGCCGGGTGCTCACCCAGGGCCCCGTAGGTGCCGGTGGCCGCGTCGACAACCGCAGTGAGGAGCGGGCGCGGGGACACCAACGCCCCGCTGTCGACGAGCTGCACCCACGCCTCCAGAAGCTCGCGCGTGCTCTTGCGCTCGCGGTCGGTGGACGACAGATGAAGCACCCGGAAGGACTCCGGGTCCCTGACAGCGTCCGGGTCCGGCCTGAAGGCGCCGTCTACTCCGTGACGGAACGGGGGGACTTGGCGCCCGCCGCTAACGTACCGCGCCAACACCTGCGCGCCCCATTCGCTGGGCGCTACGAGCTGGGCATGGGAGTCCACGCTCTCCATGAGCTTGCGGGGGAGCCACTCGCTGTTGGGGGCGACCACGGCAAACTGGCGACGGTGCCGCCCTCGGCTCGTCATGGCGCCCACGCAACCCGCTGGTCCCACTAAGATACCGCAAGGGTGGGCGGCCCCCTCGGAGGCGTTACCGTCGAGGTCGTCGTAGGCAAAAAGCTCGCCGCCCCGTTCGAGCTTCCCGAGCGCGCCAACGACCCCGTCGGTGAGACGCCGGAAGCTTCCGTGCCCCTTGGTCAACCCGTAAACGCGGAACGAAGGCCGGCTGGGTAGAGGCCCAAATGTCGGGCTCCGGCGGGGCCCGAAGTCCTCTTCTTCTCTCCCCACCTGGGCGCTCACGTCGCCTGTATGCTGGACCACGCTCGGATTAAGGGCCAGGTACGCGCCGCCCTTCACCTTCAGGTAATGGGCCACCGCCATGTCGTCAGCGCGGGGGACGCCCGGGGCGCCGACATGCTCCATCAGGGAGCCTACAATCCCACAGGGGATCGCTAAGCCGACGTTGGCATAATAAAGGTCGACGTCGAGCTGGTGAACAGGGAGGTCGTGCAGGCCAAAGGGCGTGTAGACCTGGAGAACCCAAGGGGCAGCGTTAGGTGCGTTGTTCTCGCACCAGGACAGGCCAGCGCGCGTCTTCGTTAACCATCCCGGCGCGAACTCGACGTCGTCTTGGACCACCACCAGGTGGTGGCCTCGCCAGGCGGGGTGCGCCGCGTCCTGCTTGGATTGGTGAAGCTCCAAACAGCGGCGAAAGGTGCGTACGGTCCTCCACTCTGTTCCCTCATCGTCGCGTGGAAGGTCGTCGAGGAGGTGGAGCACCACGCGCTTGTCCGTGGCCCAGCGCCCCAGAAAGGCGGCGTCCGCGCCGTCGATGACTATGTCCACCTGCCGGAGGGACGGCTCGGCCGCAAAAATTCCCCGCAGGCTCTCGGCCACGTACGCCCCCTCACGGTCGCACGCCATCATCGCCACACGCACGGGAACGTGATCGCCTGTCACCCTGGATCCCCTCGCCACCCTATCTCGTCCAAGGCGCGCGCCATCGCGGCCCCTACCGAGTGCGCCTCGAAACCGGCTAGCGAGACGCCCCGGATCCGGCGCCCGTCACGCACCTCTTTCATGGCTGCCTGGATCGCTGCGGCAGCCGCGTCCATGTCGTAGTCGAGGTAGGTAGCGTCTTCGGGCCAGTCGTAAAAAGGGTCGGCCGGCACCGTTCCGGTGGACTCTACCCGCTGGTCCAGTTCGCCCGCGAAGTCTTGTGGGCCACCGCTCGGCGTGTAAACCATGAGGTTGCCCGAGAGCTTGGCGTCGAAGGCCGGCATGTCGAACCCCTCGCCGCGACTCAACGTGAGGTAGACGTCGCCAGTGCGGTGAAGTGCGAGCATCTTCTCCTCGGAGATGAAACTGGCGATCAGGATGACCCCCCTATTGATGCTCTCTCGGGACCAGCCGTTCGCTCTCACCGCCGCGTCGTTATCGAGCCAATGAGCGAGGCTATCGGCGGGGCTGTCAGGGTACTCGCCGTCGGTAACGGGGAAGCGGGAGGAGGTCTTGAGCACAAACAGCGCCTCGCCGGGCTTCACAGCCCTCAAGAAGCTCCCGAGCATCTGGTGTTGAGCCTTACGCGGCTCCCACTTGCCGACGTGGTAGAAGGTCACTGGGCCCCGAGAACGCTCCCTCTCGTTGAATGCGAGATGTGGGTCGTCAGGAAAGAAGGGGCACGGGAAGACCCGAGTGTCGGTTTCAACGCCCGAACTGGCCAGCAGCGCCTTAGCCTGGTTGCTAGCTACCCACGCCTGACCGCAAGCGTTGAACGCGGCGACGTCGCCGGGGGACATCCCGGCTTGGCGCTCCCAAACCGTATAGACCGCTCGGTGGGCGTTGATGTGGGCCTGCTGGTCGACGGAGTAGTGGCGCAGCGAGCCGCGCACCAGCTTGGTCAGGTAGTCGCTGTGGGGCACCACCATGTTCACCTGTGCGCCGTAGGTGCCTACGCTTTTCATCGCCAAGTCCTGGTAAGCGGCCATCAGCGCCCGCTCATCCTTCGTCGTCTCCTGCACCCGGGCGGCTGGGGCGCGCAGGTGGACGGGCACGTCGGCCAAAGAGAGCGCCCGAGCTTGCCGACGGACGTGCTCGGAAAAGCCGTCGCCTGCCTTCTGCCACGGACCCAAGAAGAGGACGCCGCGGTCGTGCGTAGCGGGGGTGCCCTCTTTCATGATGAAACCCACGTTTGCCTCTGCCTGGGCGTAGGGAGCCATCTGTTCGACGACGCCAACATCGGCGGCCTGCGGGTCAGTCATCGCGGCCTCACTCGGTTTTTGTCGATATTCGCTGCCCACGAGCACCGACCGCAGGTGAACTCCTCCGATTCCATGATCATGCCCGCGCTCACGTAGTGCTCGTCCTCAAACACGAAAGGGTCGCCCGTGGTCTTCTCGTCTAGGGCCCAGAACCTGTTGCTCTGCCGCACCTGGATGATGCAGTGAGCTGCCGGGTACCTCTCTAGGCAGCGCGGACAGAAGAGCATGAGCATCCGCTCGCCCTCGAACGCCGGCTCGTCGGGGATGACGATGTCGCCGACCCCCTCGAACTCCACCTCGGTGCCGAAGCGGGAGATGTAAAACAGATGCACCTTCCCTTCCTCGACCTCGGGATGATCAGTGAAGAGGCTGGTGTGTTGGCTCGCGACTTCGTTCGGGTCGTTGCCCAACCCCTTCGCGCGTGCGGTGGCGCGCTCGGCGTCGGCTTCAGCCCGCCGGCGGTCGCCGTCTTCGACAGCAGCGGACATCATGTCGTCGTGTGCGCTGGTGGTGGCTGACGCGAACTTGACGAACACGTCGGGCCCGCGCTTCGCGTCAGGGATGGGAGTGGAGGTGTCGCCGCTCAGATGCGCCGTCGCTGCAGCGAGCTCGCCGGGCGTGAGGGCCAAATCCGGGTGCTCACCTTCGGGTATGTCAAAGTCGGGCTCCCGCAAAGAGGGCTCGGTGTCAGCGGCGTCGGGCGCCGTATCCGTGAGGTGTTCAGCCATGGCCCGCAGAATGCCTCAGCAGTTGCCACCAAGTCAACCCCGCTTAGCCTGGGTCTATGCGCTCGATGGAGATAACGGTGACGGGGCTAACTCCCACTTCGGACTCTCGGTCCGAGAGGTTCCCCCACTTTATGTCGGCCGTTCGGAAGCCGAGGGTGAGCAGCACCTCGTCCTCCGCCAAGCCGCTGTAGTAATCGAGCACGTAGTCCCTGTTGGGGCTGAGGTAGATTCCGTTGCCCGGCATTCTCAAGACCGCCCCCTCTCGCGCTGGGAAGGAAAGACGCGCGTTCGCCCCCGACACCAGGCGGTCGCCCGCCAGCGCCATAACCTTGTAGCCGCGCACGCGTCCCGGGTTGGGGCGCATGCCAGCTGCGTCGAAGACCGCGCGGTGCGATGCAGCGTAACGGTTGGTGCCCAGAAGCTTGGCTGGCTCCACCCAGACCGGGCGCCCTTCTGGGCTCCCGCGTAACCGCCCCCGAGCGGCTACCGCGAAAAACACGGTGTGGCGCCGGGCGGTCTCGACCACTAGCAGCGGCTCCATCGACTCAGCGACAAGCCCCGTTTCCTCGTGAAGCTCACGCGCTGCGGCCTCAGCTACCGACTCGCCGGGGTCCACGAACCCTCCGGGTAGCGTAAGGCGCCCTGGCCGGCGGTGCGGGGCCACGGCTAGTACCAGGCCCGCGTCGTTGCGCACCAGGGCGCGCGCGATCAGCCCGGCGGCCATTCAGGCCACATTCCTTCGGTGGTCATCTGGGCCGCGCGCGCCTCCTCCTTTTTCGCGCTGGCCCGCGTTATGAAGTAGGCCACTGCGCCGCTAGCTATGATCGAGGCCACGCTCGAGGCGGCGGCCGTGATGGCGGCGGTGATCGCAATCTCTTTCAGCTCCTTCTTGGTCACGCGAGCGCCTCCGGCTCAAGCCAGAAGTAGCTGATGGCGGCGTTGACGCTGTCCCACCCAGCGTCTCCATAGAGAGGGTCCTTTCGGAGGGCCTCCGCTACCCGGCCGAAGTAGGGCGCTAGGCCGTAGCTGTAGGGGTCGCGGAGGTTCCCCGACTCCGTGAACACGTAGACGACAAGCGGCGTGGGCTCGACGGCGCCGTGCCCACGGTACGGGAATAGCCAAGAGGAGAATACCTGGGACCGAATAGTGGCCGGCTTGATGGGATGGACCGTGCGGCTCTTCGGGTTTTTGGGGCGCAGGCGTATCATGGCCGCGCGAACCGCCTCCTCTGCGCGCTCGGCTTCTCCGACCTGGTCCCAGTACTCTTCCCGAGCAGGCGTGTCCTCGTCGTAGTCGCCGGGCTGGCCCATCGTCGCTTCCAGTTCCAGGTACGCCCCTGCTTCCCTCACTTTTTGGTATGCCTCCCCCAACCAAGGCACCCCCAGTCCCGGCGGGGGGCGGGGGCGGCGAGCGCCGAGGTCCACCAGGGACGCCTCCAGCTGTGCGGCCTGCTTCTGGAGCCCTCGGATGTAGGCCCGGTAGGAGGCGGTGGGACCGGCTGGTTTCATCTTTTCGGCCTTCCTACCATGTGTAGCCGCCTCGAAGCGGAGGGAGCACGCACTGGCGTGAGTTCCCGGTTGGACATAGAGGATCAGGCGGGTCGCCGGCAAGGAGAGGGATGCACTGCTTGTACCCGCCCAGACTGGCGCAACTGCCGAGCGGTACGATGCACCGCCTCACCCAACCAGGGTCGCAGAAGGGGTCGCCCCCGTAGTCGTTGGGACCCGCCAATACGCATTGTTTCCGGCCTCCGTAGTAGCTGCACTGGTCGCCGGTTGTGAAGTACCACGGCGTGGTGTCGTAGTAGCCAGGCGGCGCATAGCCGCCCCACCGTAGCCGCCGACGGCGCCTACCCCAGCCAGGCCGGTGGTGAGGGCCCGGGTGAGGATGGGGGCCGGGCCCGGGATGAGGGTGAGGGTGAGGATGGGGCCCAGGATGCGGCCCAGGACCAGGACCGGGACCCATACCCGCGTGCCCTCCACCGCCACGGCCACCGCCGCCACGGCCACCGCCGCCACGGCCACCGCCGCCGGGGGGCTTGCCCACTCCGACGTAACTCACCGCCTTCGCGACCTGCCGCGCTTGGGCTTTTCGGGCTCGGGCTCGGGCGCCACCTCAACTGGGGGTTCGGGCTCGGGAGCCGGATCGGGCTCGGCTACCACGACAGGGTCAGCCTCGGCCTCTTGGACAGGCGCCTTACCGGCCGCCTCCTGGGCCGCCTTCTGGGCCGCGTCGAAGGCGTCTCGCCCCGGGTCTTTCCTATGTGACAGCTTTTGTATCCAGTTCATTTTTTCGCTCATTGTTCGCTCCTTACAGGTGGTTGGTTATCTCCCCCAGCCCTTTTTCCGTCCCATCCGCCCCAGCTGTCGGGCCCCGAAGTAGGCTCCGGTGCCAAGAACGGCGGTGCCCAACACCCACGGAACCAAGCTGGGGCCTTCCTCTTCCCCCTCGGCTCCCTCGTCCTGAACGTCGATGGACTTCTTCAGGTTCATGACGAGGTGTTGGGTGCCCGCGAGGCTCAAAGTCAGCTTGCTGTTGGCCTCCCGGGGCTGGTCGAGACCCTGTGCGGCCACGAACTTCTCGTTCGGGTAAAGGCCCAAGCGCCCGCTTTTGGGGTCCCTGTAAGCTTCGCGCATGAGCGCGGCCCACTTGCCCTGACCGACCCAGAAGGTGCCCGTCTGAGGAGATGCTATGGCGCGCACGAGAGGAGCTACTGCGAAATCGGTCGGGCCCGAGATTTTCTCGGCCTTCTCCCACTCCATGTAGCGCCCGCGCGTCTTCTTGAAGACCACCTGGGGGGTCTGGCAGCCGCCACGCTTGAAGCACTCCTCCCCCTGACCGCCCGCGCCGTGCCACATCACGGTGCCGGAGCAGTTTCCCCCGTAGTATCGGTTGTACTCGCCGGCTCCTGAAGGGCCCCATTCTTCCTTCTTGGGGTCAGGGTGCCAATAGGTGACGCGGGCGGCGAGCTCGGTGGCGAGCATCCAGATCGATCTTTCGGAGAAGTTGTTTGACTCCCTCTGCGTACGCACCAGTTCTTGGACGACCATGTAAGACGACTTGCCGCCGTCGCCCGGAACGTACTGCGCACTGGGATGTTGGACCGCTGAGAAGATCGCTTTGATGCACTTCCACATCCGCCGCTGGACCGGGGGCGGTATTGTGATGCCGTAGCCCGCGTTCTTTTGTTCCCATTCCTGGCGGGAGAAGCCAAACCCTTGGCTCTCCGCGCCGCACAGGAGCACGTAGACAGACGCGGGTGTCATCGGCAATACGCCGCTCCCAGATTCGTAGGCTTCCCTCACCGGGCGGAACAAGTCGGAGGGCGTGGCCATCAGGGAACCGTCCCCTAGTGAGATCCCCGTCTTCACGGGATTTTGGCCTATCGAGTAAAGCGTGTCGCAGCGGCTCTGCAGCTCTTTCCTCACCTGATCGAGCGTCGCCTTGTGAATTTTTTCCGCTTGGAACTTCGCCGCGTTTCCCAGCAAAGCGAACACGACGTCGGCGGCGATCCCTACGATCTGCCCGACGATTGGGATGTTTCCAAAGGCGAGGTCTAGCCCCGCCTTCAGGATCCCCTTTCCCATTTGGAGCGCCTGTTGTTGGGCGACCTCGGTCTCTCCTCTTACCAGATTGCCCACCATCGACCCCATGAGGCCGAGGTCGACCCCCATGGTAGAAGCGATCTTGTCCACGGGCAGCCCCGTCGCCCCTTCGAGAGCCGACCTGACGCCGAGAACCGCAGACTGGGAAGGTGGTCCCACCAGCTGTATCAACTCGCCGGTGTTTGGCATCCCGGGTAGCGCGATCTTCGTCTGTTCGTTGAGGAAGCCGTCGTCAAGAAGGCTATAGGCCGAGGCGGTGTCGTAGCCGAAGTCCGCCGCGTCAGGGTGCTTGCCAGTTTTGTCCCACCCGTCCCAAGGGTAGGCTGGCGAGGGCACCTTGCGATGTCCCCAGTCCGCCTCGTCGGGAGAGTCGTCGTACGCGCCCATCCCCGGCGGCACCCAGATACCTTTATACATCCTTCCTCCAATACCAGACCCCTACGCTGACCAGGCCGACCGCCGTGATGCCACCCAGAATGTAGGGGACGTTGCTTTTGGGAGCAGGCGCTGGGGGCAGTGGAGGGGCGTCTACGGAGCCCTCGTCGTGGGCCACTAACACCGGGGCAGGCCGCCTCGAAACAGCCATGCTCGCAGCTTTTAATGCACCTGGAGCGATCTGCCCGTGGATAGAAATCCCAGTCGCTCCCTTCTTCGGCGCGGTGAACAACTTCAGCCCGGCCTTCAGCTTGCTCGTGTCGATTTTCGGGGCGCCGCCGCCCACGTCAGGCATAGGGGCGAAAACGTCCAAGAACCTCGACCACCAGCGCATCGAGATGTCTTTCCCCATGTCGCGCATCGTGACTCGGTTGCCTGGGTCTCCGCCGTGCTGCGCCGCCCAACGGTCGGCTGGCGCCTCGCACCCGGAGCAGGCTCCATAGCGCGAACTGGGCCCGCAGGTGAGCATGAGGTGGGCCACCTCAGCCGGACCTACGGTGCCCGTGAACCGTTTCTCCGTTTGCTCGGGGTTCCACGCTTTCCAGCGCGGCGTCGCAGAGGCGTCTCGGTGTCCCCCATAGTGGTGTTCCCTGCTGCTGATGGGGGAGAAACGAATGAGGGGTTTTCCGAAGTCCTCCCACCAGTCCCAGAACTTGGCCGGCTTGCCGCCCGTGACGTTAAATATCGCCATCTCTTTGTTGACGGTCGGCGCGCCCCCGATGCAGGGGTTCTTGAAGCCCTTTTTGAGTTCCGAGTTTTCAGGGCCGAACAGATTACTCCCACCGGGTATGGTGGACATGGCGGGGTGCGCGGTCCAACCCCCGTCCTGCCGGGCGCAAACGGGCTCCCCCCCTTCCCTTTCTCCCGTGTCCCACGGATACTTCTTGTTTTCCGTCGTCGTGCCGCGAGGCTTCACGACCCACCGGTACTTGCCGTCGTTTCCTTTCACCTTGACCCGAACGAAGTCGTCGTTCAGGTAGGGGTACACGCGACGCTTGCTGTACCAGCCGTCTTCTTGAGAGTCGCTACACGGGGCCAAGTGCACGACGTCGATGGCTTTGGGACTCTTGGTCCCGGTGGCGTCCACGAACCATCGGCTATGGGGAAGGATCGAGAACAGGTTAAACCCGGCGCGCTTGAGGCGCGCGCGCAGCGCCTCGAGACTCTGCGTAAAGGCTGGGCCCTCTTCGTCCCCGCAAGCGTCGTAGGCGTACTCGTCCAGACGACTCGGAAACCCGGTGGGGGTAGGGACGTCGAGCAGGTCGTAAAGGGCCCTCCGAATGGCCGCCTCTTGGAAGTACTGATAGGCTTGCCCCCCCTTGATCCTGTGGTAGACAGAATCTCGCCAATGTGAGACGCCGCAACAGTCCCTCGCGTCGCCGAACTCGCTGTCGCACCCCCCGGTAGGGCAGTCCTTGCTCTCGGGCTCCATCCCCCCCCTCTCGTAGCCCAAGCTGCAGCCGGGGCCTGCGCCTGCGGTGCCGGGACCAAACGATCCCAAACCGACCCCTGGCGGCTTTCCCACTGCTCTATACATCCCTGCTCCTCCAATACCACACGCCGCCGCCAACCAAGCCCGCCCCAACAAGTCCCGCCAGGACCCATGGGACAGCTCCTTGTGTGGCGCTTTTGCCCGGCGGTGCCGGCGGGGTGCCGCCCCCGACGCGCCGCTCGATCCCTTCGTCCGAAGCCACGAACCTAGGGGCTGGCTTCCTAACCGCCATCAGCGAAGGAAGAGAAGCGCTGTGGGCCGCCACCCGCCCCGGCGTTTTAGCGAGAACGAAGCGGCTTTGTTGGGCAGCGCGACCGGCCTTCGTCGCAGGCTCCCAGCCCACGTCGGGCAAAGGGGCGAACACGTCCAAGAAGCGAGCCCACCAGCGCATCGAGGGGGCTTTCCCCATATCGCGCATCGTGACTCGGTTGCCTGGGTCGCCGCCGTGCTGCGCCGCCCAACGGTCGGGTGGGGCCTCGCACCCGGAGCAGCCCCCCAGGCGGGAGTTGGGACCGCAGGTGAGCATGAGCGGGGCTATCTCTGCCGGCGCGGTGGTGCCTATCCAACGGTCCACCAGCGCCCACGGCGCCTTGGCCTTCCACCTAGGGTCGCCGCCAGAGTCGTATCCATCCGGGTTGAAGGACGAGTTCTCGATACGAGTGCTCGTCGGCGAAGTCGCGATCAGGGGAATCGCCTTGTCGGCCAGCCAGTCCTTGAAGGCGCCAGGATGGCCGCCCGTAACGTTGTAGACGGACTTCGCCCGCTCTCCCTCGATGGGGCCGTCGCGCCAGTAGGCCAACCGCGCCATGAAGCCCCCGCCGCTGATCTTGTAGGGATAGGGAGCACGCATCTGGCTGAGCCAGCCGTCGCTCTGGCACTCCGAGCGCACCCCTTTCTTTTCGCGGGACCAGCGGTCGGGGGGCAAGATATTCCACAGGTTAAACCCGGCGCGCTTGAGGCGCGCCCGCAGCGCCTCGAGACTCTGCGTAAAGGCTGGGCCCTCTTCGTCCCCGCAGGCGTCGTAGGCGTACTCGTCCAGACGACTCGGAAACCCGGTGGGGGTAGGGACGTCGAGGAGCTGGTAGAGAGATTTGCGGATAGATGCCTCTTGAAAGTACGCGTAGTTTACCGCGCCCTTGAGCTTCCAATAAACCGAGTCGCGCCAGTCTCGGGGAGAGCAGCAATAATCCGAGTCGCAACCGCCCCCGGGGCACGAAGCGCTCTGCGGGTCCATCCCCGACAGCTCGTACCCGAGCGAACAGCCTGCGCCAGCGCCGCCGCCTAGCAGTGCCATCCCCGGCCGGTCATCGACTGCGCCGAGGTCACGGCGCCCTACTGCGCCAGCGCCGCCGCCTAGCAGTGTCATCCCCGGCGGCGCGCCTATCCCCTGGTAGCTCATCGCTTTCCCTTCCATCCACGGTAGAAGCCGATGCCGCCGACCGACAAGACGAGCGCACCCGCGATAAACCAGCGCAGACCGGACGACGGCTCTGAAGGGGTGGTTCCGCCTCCTCCCTCGTCGGCCGGCGGCTTTCCCACGAATCCGGGCAGCCGCACAATCGCGTGGGGATTTATCCTGGCCAACGTGTGGGGCTTTATCCTGGCCAACGTAAGGTGCGACGAAAGCTTCTGCTCTTTGGCCAAGCTGATCATGGCGCCCACCCCCACGCGAGCTGGGCCCGCCATGACCGGGCGGGCGCCCCACCCGGGGATCGGTTCCTGCTGCCAGTCCGCGTAGAAAGGCTCGGGGTAGTTGTTCCAGTAGTTGGGTCGGTACGATGCCATCTATCGTCGCCATTTCCGCTGCCACGGGAGCTTGACGCCCACCGCCCACAGCAGTGCAAAATATCCCGCCATGGCGAGCCCGCTCATCGCAAACGTCACGTACCGCTCCCGCGCGAGCTTCTCGTCGAGGCGCGTCTCCATTAGCGGCCAGATATGCTCGAACGCTCGCACCGAGACGTCCTTCAAGACCTCGTCCCCCACCGGAGCGCCGGGGACGGGGAGACCAGGGATTTGGCCGTAGGGCTGGTGCTGCTGCTGCTGCTGGTGGGAGTAGGTCATTGGACCTTCCGCCAGTCGCCGGGGTAGGCTTTCTTAATCTCTTTGAGGGTCTCGAAGCGCGCGCTGAGACCGGAGCGTGAGTAGAGCTTTCCGCCGGCCGGGCGGTAGTGCGCCCTTTTCATCCCGCCTCCCCACGAGCGCGGGTCGGGTAGCTGCAACTCCCAGCGCAGGTACTTCGGAGGCTTGGTGGTGCGGCGAGCGTAGTAGTTGCCCTCCCCGGCCTTCATGACGTAGATGGACTCCGCCGCTCTCGCGCCTGGGTTCCGCTCCGCGAACATCTTGTCGGCTAGAGTCTCGTACTCCTCAGAATACCAGCCGTCAGGTGCAGCGTACACGCGCTCGACACCCCGCAGGAGGTGCAGGTCACGCACCGGGGTCGCTTCCCAGGGCTGGGAGTAGGGGACGACGTCGATGTAGCTGCCGTTAGCACCGCCGACGAGTCTGCGTGCTGCCTCCAAGGCCGCGGCCTTTCCCTCGTAGGGACCGCCATGGCCGCCGGTCGCGTAAAACAATTCGTACTTCACGGTTTCGCTCCTATGCGGGAAGGTGGGGTCACCCGCTCCACCACCAGGAGGCGGGAATAGGGAGACCGCAGAGTATCGGGCACGACGCACAGCCACCAACCGTCCAAAAGCGCTTCAATCGCCGCGTCTGAGTCGTCGAAGTCGTCAGGCGCCTCGGCGTCGTCGCGCTGGGGCTCGTAATCGAGAGTCGCTATTCCCAGCTCGTCGAGGCGTGTCACAACGGCGTCCGAGGGCGTATATCCCTCGATGTCGAAGACCGCCCAGTTGGTGACGCCTATGGGTGCGGGAACCGGCGCGATCCCCGCCGCGTCCAGTGGCTGGAACACGCGGAACATGGCCGCTGCGCGCAGACTATCCTTTAGCTCGGCACGGCGTTTCGTCACGCTGCCTCCCTCTTTTCCAAGTCCTCGAGCAGCCACTCGCGGGCACGCCCGAGCTCGACGAAGCGCTCATGCGCTCGGTCCCTGGCCGGACCAGGAGCCGCCTTATCCGGGTGAGCCGCTGCGGCTTTCTTCTTGAAGGCCGCGTTTATCTGAGCCTGGTCGGCGTTGGCTTTCAGTCCGAGGCGCCGAAGGTACTTGCGCCGCAGCTTCGTCCGTTGCTTGGCGTCTATCTCGTCAGCCGCGCCGGTCGACGAGCCGGGCGGCACAGCGTGTCCGCGCTCGGTGACCGCAGCGCGCGCCAGGTCGATGCACGCGAAGCACACCGGGTCGCCCGTCGCCACCACGACGGCAGCGTGTTCGATGCACACGGGATTGTCGCACGCGGTGCACAGGCCAGCCATCGACTCTGCGCAGCGGAGCACCCCGTGCTGAGGGTGGTTGAGGCGGATCGAACAGGCCACCCGCGTAGACCGAGCCTGAAGCCAGCGGCCGTAGAGGTGCTGCTGGATATTCCCCAATACCTGCAACCCGCGACGTACCTCGGGGTCCTCCAGACCGCCGTGGCGCGCCGCGTGTTGGGCCGCTTGCCCAAACAACTGACCGAGAAACTGTTGGATCACGGGTGGCTACTTCCTTCGGCTCGTGTAGACCATATAGGTGGCGAGGCCGACGAGGCCCAAGATGAGAACGCCGCCCCCCACCATAGCTGCTGGAGGGAGTTCCGACGGCGGCGGAGGGGCCGGAGGTCCACCGGGGCGCGGCCCTGGCGGAGGGGGCACGGGCCGGCCCGGGGGCGGCGGGACCACGGGAACTGGCGTGGGGGGAACCGCCTGCTGGGCAGCGGCCTCCATCCCTGGCGCGATGGCTACGATCAAGAGAGGACCACCTGGCCGCGCGAAGCGGGCGATCTCCTGGGGGTCCTTGCTCAACACGAACATCGGACCCGCGGCGCCGCCCGAGGGCGTAACGGGGCCCTGAGTGACGCTGAGGATGTCCACCATGACGGCCCCGCCGGCTCCCACTTCGGCTTGGAGCCAATTCTGGCCCACCACGCTAGTCGTGAGCTGGATCGTCCCCTGGGTCACATGGGGCCCGCTCGTAGGCACGAAGTCGGTCATGTTCAGCGCGGCCACCAGGTGGGGCTGGAGGTCGGCGCGGACGAACTGGAGTTGACCCCGCACCTCTGGGGATACAAGGGCGCTAAGGTCGGGCGTCGACCCCGGCAGTGGGGGCAAACTTGGGGGCGTCCCCATGGCCACCTCGCGTACGCGGTTGTCGTAGCCGTGGTCAACGGACTGGTAGGAGCCCCAGTGTCGCTCGGGTTGTCGGTCGATGATGTGCATTTGTAGTCTTCTCTTTCTACCTGGATATGCTCAAGCCGGCCAGGTCAGGCTCAAACGAGGCGCCCCGCGGGAGCCTGTGCTGACTGAGGTGCTTCGGGTGGCGCCCTTTGTTCTTCCCAAGGCCCAGACGAAAAAGCCAACAGTGGCGAAGGCGAGCACCGCGAAGACCAACCTAGGCCCCGAGGCAACACCCGCCTGGGACGTGGGCGGCCGAGGGTCGTCGTTGGCGTCCGGCAGGTTGCTATGGCGCCACCCCCGGGGAGGGTCTAGCAGGATGTAGGGTACGGCGGGCCCCGCGAAGCCCAGGTCCCAGTACCGGGTGGCGTACGCCATCAGCTCCGAGTTGGGTGCCGTGGCGAAGGGGTTTCCCCGCAGAAGGATCCCCCGGCCGGTATCGTTCTGGCCGCTGGCCCACTCGTAGAGGGACGCGCCTGGGGCCTCACGTTTGGCAGCCGCGAACGCTATCCCCGCGTGGTCGAGCGTCTTAACCAGGGTCCACCCCCGCAGGGACTCGACGACCGCGTCGCGGTCTTTCGGCCTTATGGCAAAGCGTTGGTGTCCGAGAAGCTCCACGGAATGCATGGCAGCGCCCAAGCGCGCGTTCGGGTCCGCCGTTTGGCCGAGCCCCTGGATGCCAGCAATCCCATGCACATTCACCTCACTCCTTCATCAGCTACGTCGGCGGCGGCGGTTGGAGGTGAGGGAGGGCGACTTCTTCTTCATGTCGCGGGTGGCTAGGTAGACCACGGTGCCCACCAGGCCCAGGCCGATCCCCCCCAAGAGGAGCTTCGTGCCCGTGCTCATCCCCGCTGTGGCGGTGGGGGTCGGTGGAGCGGGAGGCTTGGGAACCGGCGCACCGCCGCACGGCGGCTGCCAGCCCCCCGTCGGCTCGCTCAGCACCACGGCGTGGAACCCTTTCCCCGCGATGTCAGGGAGGCCCGTAGGGGGAACGCCGGCGAGGCAGGTGCCAAAGGGCTCAGCTGCGATGAGCACGCAGGCGCGACCTTCGGCCCGGAGCTTCGCTAGCAGAGGTCCGACCGGCTGCGCCTCGTTGGCCGCTATGGCTTCGGCGTCCGCCATACAGAACACCGAGCTGATCTTGCCGTCTTTGCCCGGGGGGCACTGCACGACCGAGCAGAAGTCGGGGGTCGCCATCGCTTGGCTCAGCGTCTGCGCGACCGCCGCGGCGTGACCTGGAGCGATGCGCATGTAGGATAATCCGTTGCACGTCGCCGGCTCGACGACGCCAGCGGCGAAGCCCCCGGGGAAGAGGGTCTCGAACCCATTGAGGTCGGGCCCAGCGACGTCGCTCCCCCCATTGCCGTTGGGGATTAGCCCCCCGTTGGCGCCCACGATGGGGTCTGATGTGGGGCCTGGATAAGGTACTGAGGTGGTGGCCGGATAGGTGAGCGCGACCGTGGACGGCCGGGTGATGAGGCGCGCCGTGGCGACCGTCTGGCTTGGAGCTATTGATTCTGAGGTCATTTCGTTTTTCATTTTTACCCTCGCAAAGTCGCGCGGCAGTTGGTAGCGCGAAGCACCGGCCGCCGCGTCGGTGACCTCTCTCTCGGCTCGCTCTAGGTCCGCGCGCAAAATAGCGACCACGGTGGGTTGAGGAATGTTCGTCGACCCTCGGAGAGTATCCGCCACGTACCCGGCAGTCACGGCCGCTTGCTGGCGCCCCGACTGGGCCACGGTTTGGCCCAACGTGGCGCGCACATTCTTCCTCCAATGGCTCGAGTCGGTCCCGATGGCCGCGTCGACCGCAGCGTCTTGGCTCCCCGTAGCCGCCCCCTCCGCCCGCACCTGAACGAGTTGGCCGACTAGGGCAGCCGCGTCCTTAGCGGAGTCCGACGCGCGAGATGTGGAGGATAGGGACGCCATGGCTCAAACCTTGAGGGGGGGGAGCTTCTTCTTACTCTGGAAGCCCTTGTAAACGACGAAAGAAACGGTGCCCACCACCACGACTCCCACGGCCAACGCCGTCGGACTGTCGAAGATCGAAGCCTTCGAGGTGGGGGTAACCTTTCCTGGCGTAGGAGTGGGGGGAGTGACGGCGCCAGGCAGGGCGACGATGGGCATCACCCGCGACGTGGCGTCCACTCGCTCGCGGTCACCGGGGTCCAGGGCCGCTAGGTTCTTGGCCCCTGCGCCTGGTACGAACATCCCCACGGAGGCGAAGACCACCTTCCCTTCTGCGGCGCGTTGGTCCACCCAGGTGGCCCCGCTACGGGCCTTGAGGAGGGCGGCCAGTTTCGGGTCCGTCATCGCAGCGTTGATCTCTACCGGGGTGAACGGGATAACCTCGACCGCCTCGTTGGACAGGTGGACCGTTCCGTACCCCTTCAGGGCCTTTCGGATGAGGTTGGCCGTGTCGGTGTTCCAGCTCAGCTCGCCGCTCTTACCGACGGTGATGTGCTTCATCAGTTCCTTTTGAGCTGGGTCCGTATCGTCTGGCGGGGGCGGACCGCCTGGGGGTCCCACGGGCACGTCGTCCTGACCCACCCCTGTGTAGACGTAGGAGTTTTTGTAAGGGGCTCGAAAGTGGGCGATGTTGGTGTATGCGGGTACGGTCATGAGGGTCTCCTAACGCCGACGCTTCTGGATGTTGATAGCGAAGTTGGCGCGGTACATGGTGCGCTTGGTGATCCGCATGTTGCGGCGCGTCCGTTTGTTGTAGACGGTCTTGCTTCCGTCTCTCCAGCCGGCCATCACCTTGCGCGCGAACTCCATGGTGTCCGAGTAGCCGGCGTTGCGGGCCTGTTTGGTGAAAGACCCGACGGTGCCGCGCTCTTGCATGCTCCGGTCGACTGCCTGGGCCCACTTCTTCTTGCGGCGGACGCGCTTGGTGCGGCGTTTGGTGCGGCGCTTGGAAGCCTTGCGCAGCTTTGCCCGGCGGCGCTTCGTCTTTCGGCGCCCTCTAGGGTTGGAGGTCAGCGCGGGGAGCTTCTTAGAGCTGGGCTTTCGGCGCCTGCCTGACATCAGAGCAGCCACCAAGAGCAAGCCGACAGCAGCGCCGCCGCCTAGCAGTAGCGCCTTCTCTCCGTCGCTCCGGCTTTCCCAGAACCCGTTTGCGGGCACGGGACCTGGGGTCGGGGGCGGGGGTCCTGCGGGAGGCTTGGGTCCCGGGGGCTTGGGTCCCGGGGGCTTGGGTCCCGGGGGCTTTGGCCCTGGGGGCTTTGGCCCTGGGGGGGGCTTTGGCGGAGTCCCGGGAGGCGTGGTGGGAGGGACGCCACCAGGCACGCCGAAACAATGCGGGGGTAGTCCGAGGGTGCCGGGTGGACACGCCGAGGCGCCCGGTGGCACGGGGGGAGCCCCTCCGCCGGGCAACGTCACGCAGTAAGGCGGGAGCCCCACGGTGGGAGGGGGGCAGGCGCCAGCCTCCTTGGGGGGGGGCGGCACCGACGACGGTTGGCCGAAGCAGAAGGGCGGGGCGCCCCACTGGCCCGGGGCGCATTCGTTGGGGTCGGTCGCACCGGGACCAGGATCCACATAGGCGTTGTAGTCAGCGATCAGGGCCACGCAGAAGAGGCCCGACGGCTTGTTCGGGTCCACGGGGATCCCTTTTGCCAGCGCGTAGGCCGCCACGGCCCCGCGTGTCTTCGGGCCGTTCCTTCCGTCGATGCTCGTCTCGTCGAGGGGATGGAGAAAGCCCAAGACCCCAAGCATGGTCTGCATGGCGTAGACGCTGCCGCAATGCGTTCCGGTGCCCAAAGGACACGGCTGCTCGCAGGTCGGTTCGCAACACGGCTGGTCCTCGGGCACGCGCCCGAAGGCGCCGAAGGGCATTCCTATTCCTGTGTAATTCACCGCGATGTTCTCCCTTTGTCGGCGTAGCCGCTGGCGATTGCCACGACACCGAAGACGACCACGAGCGCCGCGCCGCCAATTGCGACCTTAGCGCCCGTCGAGAGCCCAGCCTTGACGGGGGGTGGGGGCGCGCCACCCGAGGCGTCAAGTCGATCGGGCCCCGCCCCCTTTTCGGCGGGGGGAGCCGGGTGCCTTCCCGCCGGTGGCGGTTCCTTTGCTCCCGGCACTGGAGCCGGGGGCGCTGGGACAGAGGGAGTCGGGGGAGCCATCGAGGCCACCCACTCGCTCTGCAGCGCCTGACAGAAGTTCTTGGTAATGCCTCCGCTCACGTTCAGACCCTTAGCCTGCGCGAAGGCGGTGGCCCCCTTGGCCGTATTCGTCCCCCACTTACCGTCTACCTTGCCGACGTCGTAGCCGATGCCGCCCAACGTGGTTTGAAGGGCCCGCACAGTGCCGCAATAGGGGAGTTTACCCGCGTCGAACCCTGCTGGTAACGAGACAGTCGACCCGAAAGCGTTTCCTAGTCCTACGTAGCTCATATCAGGCCCCCGGAAGGATCTTCCCCGGCCAACGCCGCTGTATGGCTGCGCCCGCTAGGATCCCCACCGAGATCCCAAGCAGTCCCGCCGCCCAAGCCGGAAACGTCCGCTTCGCCAGCGCATCCCGCTCCGCCTCGCCCAATCCGAACACGCGGCCCGCAGCATGCAGGATCTGAGGCGAGCCCTGGTTGGCTGCTTCCAAAACCTGGATGATGTGTTTCGTTTCCATTCTTTCTCACGGCTTCAGTCTCACCAACGGGCGGCGCGACTTAGCGCCGCCTTTCTTTTTCTTGTAGACCATGTACCCGCCAAAGGCAGCGAGCCCCACGAGCGCGACGGCCGCCACCGCCCCCAGTCCGGCCTTGGAGTCGCCGTTGACGGGGATGTACTTGCCGTTGACCTTCTTGGTCTTCCTAGGCTCGTCCGGCCCCGGGGTGATGCCCTGGCGCAGCTGGTCTTCGATAAGCAAGAGACCCTGCTCCTGCACCTCTCCGATTGCGCTCGAGAGCCCGTGCTGGGCCATAAACTTGTTCCAGTTCGCCCTCGTGGCCCCCTGGAACCTTCCGTCGAGCGGAGTGGAGTAGCCGAGAGTGTTCAGTGCCGCTTGGATTTCGCGGGTGGCGCGCCCGCCAGCGGCGTTGCAGGTGCCCAGCATCGCCTCGTTCTTCCAGTTCGGGTTTCCCGGCGTGAAGCAGCTCCCACCGAGCTGGGCGTCGGCCCAGACCTGTTGGGCGTTGAAGGTCGTCTCGGCCCCGAAGGCGCCGAAGACCTGGTGGGGGCTGAACTCGTAGTAAGACCCCAGCCCGCTCATGGGCGCTGTTTCGTAATACTCGCCCACCCCGTCGAAAACCTGGTGGGGGCTGAACTCGTAGTAAGACCCGAGCGGGTTACCAAGGCTTTTGTAGGACATGCTGTTTTTCCTTTTGCTTCTTGCCACTCAGGTGGTCTCGAATACGTGTGCCGAAAGCGAACCATCCAACCCCGGCGACCAGGGCGACCCCCGCAACGGTGCCCGCGTTGAGGCCGGCCTTGGAAGGCAACGGTCCCGGCTCGGGAGGCTTGGGCGTGGGAGGCTTGGGCGTGGGAGGTTTGGGCGTGGGAGGTTTGGGCGTGGGAGGACCGACGGGGGTGGGCGCCTTGGGCTTGAGCCGCGCCTGGGGGTGCGCCGCCGTCCCACCGAGCCAGACCCCTTCGCCTTTTCCGTAGGCGTCGGTCTTTCCCCTGGTCCTCTCGGGCGCGTCCTCGTTCTGTTCCCAAAGCTCCCAGCTCCAAACCGTCGGCGCTGCGCGCCAGTCGGTGATCCTAGCCTTCTGCGCTGCCGTCTCGTCGAGCATCAGAAGAGGCTGGAAGTCGTTTACGTGCAAATTCGGCCAGACGCTGAGCAGGTCCGGGTCCTTGTTGAGCATCTTAACGGTAGCTTCCACCCCCCGCTGACCAAAGACGGGCGCACCGCCCTCCTGCGTGGTCACGACGAGGTCGACGCCGTAGACGCCCGGTCCGCCCTGACTGTCAAACACGATCCCCTTGACGTCTTGGCGTTCGATGGAAGGACAGCCGAAGGGCAGGCACGCCGTCATGAGCGTGTTGCCGTAAGCGTTCGCCCACCTGAGCCCCTGGGAGGCCGTCTGAATGCCTCCGTCGAGTCCAGTAACATGGAAGCGCATGACGTAGACCTCGTCGGTCGACCAAAGCGCGCGCGAAAAAGGACAGAAGTCCTTCTCGGACTCCACAAACACCCCAGGACACCACTCCTGGACGTCGTCCCACTCTCGGGCACCGAGGCCCCGCGTGGTCGCGCCCAGCGGCCGGCCTATGCCGCGGTACATTACGCCTCCCCCGCGTGTTTCGACGAGCCGCAAGAGTCGAGCTCCCGGCCGGAGCGGCTGAGGAAGGCCATCACTTTTGCGGACAGCCCCCGGAACACCAAACCGAGGGCCCGGCTCTTGCGGCTCGTCAATCTCACTTCTTCATGTTCTTTCCGACGACGGCACCGATGAGCACGCCCGCCAAGCCGACACCAACGGCCACGTAGATGGACATGCGCCTGGATTCGGCGCGCGCGGTGTTGCACTGCGTGGCGGCGCCCTGAAGCGACGCGGCTAAGTGCTCCTTCGTCACGTATCCCGGGATCTCCGGCTTCTGGACTCCCGGAGGAAGAGCCGGAAGGCCACCTGGTACGGGGGGAGCCCCAGGAATGGGGGGCAACGCGCCCGATAGACACACGCCCATTCCCGGCGGCGCAGGCGGGGGGAGTCCCTGCCAGGTTCCGCCGTGCTGCGCGCAGCTCGCCTGGTCCGTGGCCCCGGGGATCGGCGTGGGTATGGCCGGTGGGGCACCGGGGGTGGGGGGCGGTGGTGGTCCGCCCGGAGGCGCTCCATTTTCTCCAAGTCCGTACATCACTTGCTCATCCTTCCTATGGCGAGTCCTAGAACCAGGGCGCCGACTCCGGCGCCAATCGCCCAGGGAAGCACGCTGCCCTTGGCTTTTTCTTCAGCCGACAACTGGGCCGCAGAACATTTTTCCTCGGTCACGTAACCGGGCAAGTCAGGGAGGACGACTCCCGGCAGAAGCGGGTCGGTTCCCATCCCATAAAACCCTCGCGGCGGCGGTCCTACTTGCATCATCTGGGCCTCATTCGGTTGAGCAGTGCGCTCATAGTGTTGGCGTGGATCGAGTAGCCAGACACGCTCGCCTGGAGGCCCGCGAGAGCGGCAGTCACGCGGCGGAAGATGACGCACGAGAGCGCAACCTTGGTGCCAGGCTCGGCGATCATGGTGAAGGGCATGTTCCGGCTTCCCTGTACGTTGGGGCGGACGGGCAAGAGCGACGTGCCCTCGCCGGCCACGGCGCCGAAGCTGTTGGCCGCAGCTTGGTTGAAGCTCGCGGCGGGCGCGCGAGGATCGAAGGGCGACGCGAACGCCTGACGGAAGAACTGCACTGGGGCGGGGTCGAGCTGGTACATGAGGTTACTCACGCGCCGGCCATCGAGCGTGATGTCGAACCCCATGAAGCCGCTGAAGCGGTACGGCGCCGCCTGCATGAAGTCGAAGGGGTCGATGCCGCTCTGCCGAAGCGCCACGAACTCGTAGTCGGTCACCAGAAAATACTGGCTCTGGGGAACGGTGAAGACGCCGAACTCGAACTTGATGGGGCGCTTGGTCGAGGTGGTAGGGGAGAACCAACTGTCCTCGGGGAGCGCCCGAAAAAGATGCTCGACCGTATCGAACGCCGGGTCTTGGATTTTGTTGAGGAGCTCGCCCCCCGGCTGATGGACCACCGCAGGCTCGGGACCGAGCCCTGGGGGGCCGGCCTCCTGTCCTGCCGCGCCCTGACGGACGAGGCGCGCCTCTTGGGACAGCTCACGGATGAACTGCTCCGGCGCACGGCGGTCGAGGATATGGCTCATCCAACCGGCCCAACAGGCTGAATGATTCGGTAGCCTTCCCATGCGATAGTGAGGATACCGTCAGGAAGCCGGGCCACGGGGTCGTTGGCGATGAGGGCTGGCTCAAACGGTCGGATGGTAGCGAGGGTGCTTGCGTCGGGAGTACAAATCCCTTCGTGCGAGTCGTACTGGCCCTCGACAAAGGGCCAACCTGGGGCCGCCGCGTTAGGGAAGATGCAGTCGCCATCGACGTTTCCGGCTGGCGGATTCGACACATGGTTGGGCTGAACCCGAACGGTCAGCACTTCACCGCGCTCGAAGAAGTCCAAAGCGCCTAGGGTGACGGGACTGTTGCACTCGCTGGCCCAGAAGCTAGACGGCACGCTGATGTTCTGGCGGGGGTAGCTCGAGCCAGCGTTGATGACGCTGATACGCCCATCGAACTCCATGGTGCGGAAGCTCGACATGTTGCTCGGAAGACTGAGCGCAGCCGAGGGAAGTTCGGCCGCGGGGCCTGGCACCGCGTCGGGGTTGGTGAGCGCCGCTAGGTACCAACGGCTCGCGTCGGACCACGCATTATGCTGACTGTCGTTGGTGTCACAGACAGAGTGAATGGGGCGGTAGCGCCCGAACGACCGGCCTGCGAAACGCGCCACTTGGCTGCTCACCGGGTCGGTGACTTGGAACTCGTAGGCCGACTGGAAGGTGGCCATGCGACGCACGGCGACGAACGGTCCCTCCTGAGAGATGGTGACGGACCCTTCTCGAATGCTCGTCGTGTCGGCACCTAGGGGTATATCTACGAGCATGACGTAGGGCACCCGTCGCCCTGGTATGTCCTCGATGAGGCGCACTCCCGGGTCCTTGGTGGCCCCCGAGCGGATGGCGCTCATGGCGCTGGTCACGCGGCTCAGCTCGTCCAGGCGTCCGACCATCTTGGCCATCTGCTCGTCGGTGTACTTGCGAAGGCCGCCCGCGTTGCGATTGATCTCTGCGCGCAGCTGCTGCACTGCTTGGGCGAAGCCTGGGTCGTATTGGTTTCCGTACATGACGCTCCTTCATTCCCCACGACCGCGTCTTGCCTGGGGCGACACCGCCAAAAGAGGCGGAGAAAAAAACCGAGGCGCCCGACCCGGTTTTGGTCGGGACCCGAAAATAGGCCCCGCGCTTGCCAGGCCGGGCGACTTGGTGTGGCGCAACGCGCCGTTATGTTCTGCTACTTTTTTTCTGCTGCATATAAAACGGGCGCGCTGCTAACGGCTCACTGCACGTCGCGGCTGAACAAGCCGTCAAAGGTCAGACTAATAACCTTGTTGATGAGGTCCGGGGCATTGAGGTTGTCGCGAAGGGAGAACATATCACGCGCTCCCTGGGTGGTGGCGAGGGTCGCCGCATTGGGGCCGGTATCGAGGCGCGCAATGTTGGCTTCCGCCTTGATATTCTGTCGCGGGGGAATCAAGATTGCTCTTGCCAGACGCAAGATGCCCTCTTGGGACGGCATGCCGTTGTTCCACAGAATCAAATCCGTCGAACAGGGCAATTGGCCGTGAAGCCCGCCGCCATATGGGAAGTACGCTGACGGCATGGATGTGAGGGAGAATTTATCGCCCGCACCGTAGCTCCATAGGAGCTGCTCTTCAGCTTGCCAGTTCAATCGGTGAACGTCGTTGACGTCTCCGATTCCCTGCCCGTTCAGCACGGCTGCGAAGGCAGCGCCGGTGACCGGGCCACCGCCGAAGGGAAGGTTGAAGTCGCCGTTGCCGGCGAAGATGGTGGTTCCGTCGGGGAGCGGGATGACGAGCCGGCCTGGGGCCGCGCCCTGCTGCATGGGACGCTGGATGCTGTTGCGGAACCATGTGAAGACGCGCAGAGCCAGCACGACGAACGACTGATCGCTTGGAAGCGTCGATCCGTTGGGCAAGTTCGTTGCACCTTCTGGTTTACCCGCAACGGTAAACAGCTTGGTGTTGTCACTGACGTTACCGGTCTGTGTACCGGCCGTCCGCACTAGGGTATCGCGAAAGGGCTGATGGACGCGCTCTCGCACATTTGTCAATTTAGGGATGGTGTTCTCTGTTCTCTCTGGGCTTCCGTTGATAAAGCGGCCTGGTTCCGCTACGGCCCTGGCCTAGTTTTTGTTTGCGCCATGTGACGAGGAGCGTAAGGCCAGCTCGCTCCCCGTCGGACGCAGTGGTTTCAGTGTCCGGGTCCGAAGACTCCGTTGGGGCCAGCGAAGGTGCCAGCTCGGCTGCCGCCTGGCATGTCTGGGATGGCCTCGGGGTGGCCGGTTGGATTGACGATGCTCTGCAGCGGTACGTTGCTGTCGCCGAACGCGCCGACGCCAGCCGCCGCTTCCGCAATCGACAGCGCGTATTCGGCGCTCGTCAGGTCGGGGTGGATCCCCTCGTCCGTGGTGGTCGGCTTCTGGTATTCAGGAGTGACCTCCTCGTACTCGCCGATCCCTTTGCCTCCGCTCACCACATACTCGCCCATGGCGCCTGCGGCGGCCTGGGTGAGCATCGGTGCGCCGAGTCCAGCTGCCGCCTGCGTGAGCTGGTTCACGTCCAGGTTGCCGTAGCCGGCCGCCTGTTGCGTGAGCTGCGGGATTCCCGGAGGCGCCTGGCCGTATGCCGCCGCAGCCTGGTAGAGCTGGGGAAGCTGGCCGAAGCCGCTCGTCGGAACGGCCGCGGGAGCCGTCTCGTAGTACTCGCCGACCCCATCAAAAACCTGATGGGGGCTGAACTCGTAATACGAGCCGTAACCGCTGTACTGCGGGTTTCCTTCGGCGTTCGTGTACTGAGATGGAAGCGCACCGAGGTAGTCGGCATAGTCAGGGGCGAAAGCGGCCAGAGCCTCCTTCGCGACCGTGTGCACGAGGCCGGCGCCCATACCAGCGGCGAAGTTCTGCATCGCCGCGGACTTCATCCCGCTCCCAATAAGCACGCCGGCGGCAGCTACGCCGAGACCGACGAGCGAGCCCTTGAACTTCAAGACGCTCTCGGGGAACTTGTCTCCGATTGCCTTCACGATGCCGGTGGTCGCAGCTTTCTGGACAACAAAGCCCACTGCGACCACGCCACCGATCTGAAGCACCTCTACGAAGCGCCCACCGAACGTGGCGGCCTGGTTCTTTCGATACGCACGACGCGAGGTGCGGCGCACCATGCCCTTGCGGGTGCTCTTGCGCTTGCGCTTACGCTTCGGGCGATTCGACTCGAAAGCTCGACGTGCCGTGGTGCGGACCATTCCCTTGCGGGTCGACGCCTTACGGCGGCGACGGCGCTTGGGGGCAGCCTTGCGGGCGCTCGCGTGGACAGGATTGCGGCGAACGCGACGGGTGCGCCGTTTCTTCGTGGACTTTTTACGGCGGCGACGCCGGCTGTTTGCTCTCATGTCTTCTTCCCACTCCTCGTAGGTAATTGTGCGTTCTTGGTTAGGTGAGAACATGGCGTAACGGCCAGTGCCTCTTTCGATCTGTCTCTTCGCCACGGCGACCGCTTTGTCCCGCCGTACTCGGATTGCTTCGAGACGCTTCTCCAGCGCCCTTTGGCGGCGTGGGCTTCCCTCGTCTCGTACCTTCTGCGCGGCGCGGCTACTGCTGTAGCCAGCGAGCGCCCACACGGGGATCTTCCGCATACGACCGCCCTTGTCCCGGTACATGTAGGTCCAGTAGTCGGTGGGCACCCCGCTGCCGACGCGAGCTCGCGCGGCCTTGAACTTTCCTTTGCCGTAGCGCCGGACCTGCTTCTTTCGCTTGGCCTCGGCTCGCTGGCGCTTTGAAGCTGCGTAGCGCTTCTTGGACGCCTGCCCCAACTTCCACCGGGCGGCGAGCTGCTTGTCGCTCACCCCGGGGTGTTTGCGCCGTTGTGCGCGCTCCCAGTCGGCCTTCGTTTGGCGCTTCTTGCCGGTCTTCTTGCCGGTCTTCTTGCCGGTCTTCTTCTGCGCCCCCAGCATCCGCTTCCTACGCGCGGCCTCACGGCCAGCGGGAGTGCGGGCAACCGCTGCTCGCCCCTGTTTGGACGCCCTGATAGCCCGCTGACGCTCGTCTCCTCTTTTTTTGCTGTTCCACCAAGCGTTCAGTTGCTCGTCGCTGGCGCCAGGCTTCTCGCGGCGCTTCATGCGCACCCAATCGGCCTTCGTCTGGCGCTTCTTGGCTCGCTTCAAGGGAGCCTTTGCGCGAGGCTTGGGCTTCGCTTTCGCCCGGGGCTTGGCCTTGGCCTTGGCCTTGGGCTTCGCCTTGGGCTTCGCCTTGGGCTTCGCTTCTGTCCAAGCCGAGGCGGGCGGGAGCCTGCCGGTATGCTTCTGGTGGTACGACCTGTACATCGCCCGGCGCTTCTTGGGGGGAGCGTTGGCCACGGCCGCCAGCTTTTGGAACTCGGCCCAAGTCTTGATGCGCCGGCGCGTGGCCTTGTTGGGGCGAACCGGGCGACGTCGGCTGGAGGGCTCGCGCTCAAGAAGCTGGCGAGTGGCCTCGTAGCGGCGGGCATAGCTACCCGGGCCGTTCACCGCGGCGATGGCGGTGACGCCCATCGGATTGGGAACGGTGCGGTCGTAGGCGCGAGCCTGTTTACGCGTAATTTTCTTTGCTAACGCTCTTCGGCGAGACACAAACGCACCTGTGCTTTCTTGGCACAGCGCGTTGGCCCCGCTTAACCCGAAGGTGCAGCCAACAACTGTAGATCCGTGACGAGCATACCGGGCTCCCTCCAGCCGTCAAGACTTTTGAGCGCTCGCGATGCGGGCGCGCGCAGCTTTCCCGTCCGTGGGCTCCGGGGCGCCAGCCACCAGGGCGTCCATCTTAGCCTTGTACCCGTCGGGGATCGCCGAGGGGCTCGCATCCAGTCCGGCCGGCTCTTTAATCGGCTCGTGGTCCGCACATTTTCGGTAGAAGTTGAGTTGTTGGACCGCCGCGCGGAGTTGCTGGCGCGATTCCCCGAGCTGGCGAGACAACATAGCCTGGGCCGCAAGGTGCTGGCGGCTCTGCTCGAAAAACATCTCTTTCCACTCGTCGCGCTCTGCCTCCATGCGCTCAATGACCACGAAGTACTCGGCGTTGATGCGGGAGAGGCGCTTGTGCTCCCAAATGGCGGCGGCCTGGTCAGCCACGTCGCCCCCGAGCGATGCGTCTGCGGGAGGTAGGTCTCCCACCTCGGGGTAGAACGCCTCGCTAAGAATCCGTTTTGCTATGTCGACGAGCTGGCCCATGGTGTGGCTATACCACGGCGGTACCACGGCGCGGCGCTACGAGTCTACCACCTCAGCCGCTCGACTCTTAATGTAGCGCCGAGCACCCCGCCACTCCACCACCAGGTCGTCAGGCTCCAAGCGTTGTTTCTCCCCCCAGGTGGGCTCAAGCCACCGCACCACCTCCCCCGCTGGCATGGGAACGTCGCGGTACGCCTGAGTGACCAACACCCTCAACGAGGCGCGTGCGCGAGCGGGCTCCTGCGTCGTAGGGGGTCCCTCGGCGAGTTCCCAGTGCTCCTCGTCCAAAATCTCCAACGGGTAGATGATGTGGCCGTGGACCTCTTCCACGACGCCCTCGGTGCGCCTCTCCAACGCGGCGCGGAAGCGCCCCAGTCCCAGGGCTCGAACGCCACACCGGAAGCAGCGCCGGCGGTAGTGCGCGTAAAGCGTACCGCCGCTCATCCACTCCCGCTCGTCCTCGGTGTCAGCACAGCGTTCGGCGAAGAAATCCCTGGGGTCCCCCCACTTCAAAACGGCGTCGCGTCCTCTCCGTTCGCCTCGCTGATCAGGTCGCGGTTGAGCAGCGCGAGTGTGACCCTAACAGCAACCGAAAAGGCGACCGCGGGGGGAAGGCCGAACCCTAGCGTCTCGAGGTGGGCCAGGACCAACTCCGTAGAGAGAGAGGTCTCGGGAGAGCCACGCAACGAGAAGAGGAACGACCCGCACGAACTGTTTAGGATGTCGCAGGCTACCGAGCGCGCCGACTGACCGGGGAACTGGTGGCGCTCGTAACAGCGCCTTACCTCGCGCTCCACGACCGTGACCAGCGACTCCCCCGGATAGTGAGCCGCGTAGTCCACCTCGTTGGCATCGGCGACCTCGTCTGCGACGACAGGGTAGGCCCCCACTCGCGACGCAGCGAGGAAGTCGCGAACGAACTGCTCCTTGGGGCGCATGCTCAGGCGGTCCCGAAGGCGCGCCCGCCGAGCTGGCGCCAAAGCCCGAGCGTCGTCGGCGAGCTGGCGCTCGCGCCTGATGGCGTCCTCCTGCTCGACGGAAAGCGGCGGGTCTGGCGGCGGGGCCGGCGTCGTCGGCCTCATATCTCGACCCGGTAGCCCAGCGCGGCGTGGCAGGCGTCACTAAGGCAGGCGGCCATGGTCGCCCGGCGGGCGCCTGCGACCCACGCCTCACTGGCATCCTTGAAAAGGCTGCCTCCCGCCTTCCAGCGGACGCGAACCGCCTGGCATCCAAGGCGCGCGGCTCGTCGTTCGAGAACCTCGGCGCCGCGTCTCCCCGCCTCGTCGGCGTCGGTCGCTAGCAGCCAAAGCGGGTAGTTTCTCAGCGGTCGCAGGTCCACGGTCGCCGCCGAGCGGGCGCCATCTGGCAGCGACACCGAGTTCGGAAGACGGGCCTGGGCCAGCGTGAGGGCGTCGAGCTCGCCCTCGTGAACCACGGCGAAACGCAGCGACTGGTCAAGAGCATGGGCGAGATAAAGCGGCGCGAGCGCCTTGCCCCTATCGCCGCGCGGCTCGACCCAAAAGGACTTCCTCTCCAATCCCCGCACCTTCACGCGGCAGGCGACGCCGCGCGTGGGCTCTCGGTACCCGAACCCCACATGGGTGGCGTCGATGTCCACTACGTCGAGTTCCCGGAGGACGGAGGGGTCGAGCAGCCGCGTCGCCGCGAGCTTCTCCACCGCCCCCACGCGCCGCGCCAGGTGTTCCTCCCACCGCTGCGGGTCCAGGGGAATAGTAGCCGACGGTTCCTCGCCGCGCGTCGGAACAACGGGCCGACGAACTGGCGCTGGCCGCGCGGGCCGGAAAGGCGCGCCCTTTTCTCTCAGGCCCGGCACCGCGTAGCCCTGTTCCTTGAGAGTAGCCCAGGCAGAGCGCCGGTCGGTGTTGTCGAGCGCCGCGTACAGGGCGACCGCGTCTCCGACGTCAACCGGGGGGTCGCAGGAGTGACACTTGTAGAGCACCGCTCCGCTCCTGGCGCGGAAGACGGTGAACGACTTGGCCGACTTCCGGTGTTTCCGTATGGGGCACCAGCTCCGCTTCCCGAGGGGAGGAAGGCTTTTCCCGAACAGGCGGCCTACGGACCAGAGCGTCAGTTCCATGAGCGCCCCGTGACGCCCGGCTGGCCTCCAGCGCAGGAAAGGTGGATGTTGGACCGCCTCCCAGGTTCCGTGCTGCACCCTCGACATACGGGGAACGAACACCTGGCGCAGATCACTGGAGACCCGTGCCACCCGCCGCACAAACGGTCGGCTGCGGCCGACAACGGGTGGAGGTCGTCCCCCTCAAGCTCGACGATAAAAACGGTCAAGCAGGAGCCGCACTCCATGACCCCGTCGGGCCCTCTTTCGTCTTGCTCAGGAACTGGCACGCTGATCCTTTAGAGCGCCGCAGAAGAGGCAACGGGGCACGCACCCCTCTAGGCTGATGAAGTCGTGAAGGCCCAGTTCGGTGCACTTAGCCAAGCGCTCCGCGAGAGGCGGGTCTGTCAGGTGGGGGCCGTCGTCTCGGCCAGTTGTCCCAGTCTCTTCGCTCATCTTCTGCTCCGTTTCTTTTCGGGTTCTTCTCTTCTCTCCGCCGGGAGCCATCCCCGGTGGCAGCCCGTCGTCGGGTCCACGTCTATCGCGTAAACCACGTCCCGCGTGGCGGACCACTTTGCCTTGGGCAACTTGACCATCAGTTCACCGCTCGGCGTCCGCCACATCATCACCATGATCTCGCTTTCGTTTTCAATGTCGCCGCAGTACTTGCACGCGTTGAGCCCAGGCTCCGTTCCGTCCTTGTAACTCTCCCGCGAGTACTGGCTGAACACCACGCCGGCGACGTCCGCGTCGGTAAAGCAGCGCTTGAGTTTGCTAGTGATAGAGGCCATCTCCTGAACTTTGTTCGTCATGGGCTCGTCCTCGCGGATCGCCTGTAGGTAGTCCACGATGACGAGGTCGACTCCTTCCACGTAACGGTAGGTGTGTATTGCGCTCATGACCTCCGAGATGGTTGGCTTCTTCCGCACGATGACGTGAATGCGGCCGGCCTGCGCGACCTTCATGGCGGTGATTGCGCGTCCCACTACCTCGGGATCGGCAGTCTTCTGACGAACGGCCTGGGGCGCCAGCTTAGGCTCCGAGTAGTCGGCGACGGTTCGGCAAAACATCAGCTCCTTAGCGTCCTCGCAGCTAATGTAGAGCGCTCGCTGTCCGAGTTCGGTCTGCGCCTTGAGAAGCGAGCGCGCGGCGTAGCTTTTGCCGTGGCCGGTGCCGCCTCCCCAGACGAGCATCTCTCCCCGCCCGTGGCCGCCCCCCGCGCTTCTGTCGATGATCTTGATCCCCGTCGGAACCAGCGACGCTGCCACGTCGGAGTGAGGATCCCAGTCAAACTCCTCTAGCGGGACGTCTACCCTCCCTTCGCCCTGGGACGCCAAGGCCATCTCCATGCCAAAATGAGCAAAGTCGAACTCGAGTGACGCCAGGTCTTTGTCCGTGGAGACCCTACGGCGAAGGGCCGACCCCTGCACCTCCCACAACCTGATGCGATGGTGGCGCCGCACTTCCACCACCAGGTGTTGGAGGGCGTAACGAGGGTTCACCGGGTTCTCTTGAGCGATGGCGAAAATCCACCCAGCGCCGCGGTGCCCGCCGGCAAGCTCGTCGCTCTGCTCCCGCATGAGACTCAACATGACCGCCGTGTCCAGACGGGCGTCGTCCGCCTCTTGGGCCGGTCCTCGGTAGGGGTCGTCTTCCACGAGCTGCATGATCGCTTCCCAAGCCAGCGCATGCAGAGGCGCAAGGAAGTGTTTAGGTATGACCGCTACACCCCTGAAATGAGAGGAGTAGGCTATGGCGCACCGAATGAGTTCCTCCTCCCGCCGCCAGCGTCCGAGTTCCACCTCGTCCACCTCGTGGCCGTTGGCCCTCCACAGCAGGAGGTCGCGGTAGCTCGTCTTCGGTAGTTTCTCTTCTTCTTCGCTCATCGCCCGTTCCCTAGAATCGCAAAAGTTCCCGTTCTCAACTCCCCGACGACTTGTCGCTCAAAGCGCCGCCGCACCAGCTCTGGGTCAGCGGCCCCAGGAACCCTCAGCACCGCGGTGGCCCGCTCGCACGCTTGGAGCAACCTGGGGACGGACCAAACGCGCCCACCCATCTCCCGTAAGCCCACGGAGAGCCGGCCCACGAACTCGCGAAGAGCAGAGTCTGCTGGTTGCGCTCTCTCTCCCAGGTCGTAGGTCGGGCCAGCTATACTCAACACGGCGCTTCGGAGCGCCTCCTTCTCGAACGCGCCGAAGGTGAGCGAGAGAGGGTGGGGACAGAGGACAGAGACGCGGGCCTGAGAGAGCCAACCGCTCAGCAGGGACATTGCCGCGAAGTCAAACCGAGAGAGGACCGAGTCCCCCTCGGGCGGGCCCCTCTCGTCTCCCGGATCGGCGGGGATCATTTGGGGGATCATTTCGGCGCCAAATGGGGGATCATTTGGCACCAAATGATCCCTCATTTCAGAGGCTTTTTCAGAAGGGGTCTTTTTCTCTTCTTCTTTTTCTTTTATTATCGGGCTGTTGGACCCTGTGGGAGGGGGATCATTTGGGGGTATAAGGAGGGGGGATGGTACTCCGTCCCCCCCCTCCTTTTTTACCACTCCGTTCTTCCCCGCCGCCGGCACTACCACTTCGGCACTAGCGGAGGGCACCACCACCCTTGGCGCAGGGTCTCTCGGGGACACGCCATCCAGGGCACGGAGCGACTCCTCGATCTCAGCGACCCGCTCCAAGTGCGCAGCCTGAGCCCGGCGCCACTGCGCTCCTTTTTCTTGAGGAGATGGAAGCTCACGGGCGTCGAGGACGGAAACGTCTGACTGGATAGCGTGCTGCTTGGTGAGCACGAGTTCGGCGCACGCGGAAGCTTCGTCGATCTGTAGGTCCGCGTCGTGGTCCTTTTTCCCCTGGCGCCTCTGTTTCACGCGGTCGAGGCGCGTGATGCGTTTGGCGAAGGCAGCCTCGCTCTCGCCTTTTCTCCGGCGACGAGCCTTGCTCTTAGCGTATGTGGCCATCAGGCGCCCACGTATGGTAACGCCACGTATGGCTTTGACACACCCGGGTCTTGTTGGTATTGTCCGGGTGTCTCCGGTTTCTTCACGGAGTCATTCGTTTTAGTGATCGTCGTTAGCAACCGCGCCTCCTATCATCGTCGTCGCGTTGTAACTGAAGCGCCCCTTGCAGTCTGAGGGCGCTTCAGGTCATTTTGTGGTACGTATTTTGGCCGGTCTCAGCCAGTGGACACCCTAAAGGAGCCACGTTGTTGAGATCAAGGGCAAAAAATCTGCACAAGTTGTCCACAACTTGCCGGTTTTAGAGATAAAATCCAAGGGTGACGCGGCGTTGTGAGCGGATAGGTGACGCGGTGGCTTAGGGAATAGATTCGACGCCGGCGCGGTTGCTTTCCTTTGCCTGTGAGGTTAGCTTGGCACCGTGGCTGAGGAAGAACCTGGGAAGGACCTGGAAGACGAACCACTTGCGGACGCCGATGCGTCGGAGTGCGATGCTGATCCAGCGAAGTGCGCGGTGGCGCCCGCGGAGCGAGACGGCACGGCGGCGGAGTCGGAGTACGACCACCGCGAGGAGATTCTCGAGACCTTCAAGCCTCGGTACGACGTCATGGTGCCCCATCCCGCCGACGGGATGCCGGTCCCGAGAGACGAGACAGACAAGCTAAGTCTCGCCCATCCGTTCACTCGCGCGACGTGCGTGTGCGTCGAGGACCCCAGCGAGTACGTCGAGTTGTTCGCCGACGAACTGGAGGGGCGGGGGTGGCGCTCGCGCGACCACGAAAGCCAGGCGGCTGAGGCCAGGGCGTGGGACGCCCCCGGCGCCCAGGACGGCGACATGTCTCTTTTTGGCCGTCCCCGGTACGACGAGGATGGCGCGCCCCAGGAGAGGAATCGCTTCAAGCCGCAGGAAGTCGTCTTTCTTTGGGGTGTCCCCCTCGTTCCCGCTGGCGACGCCGACGAAGGACTCCAGGGGTTCTCACCCTTCACCCCTGTGCGCCAGCTCCGAGAACGGTGCCGATTTTACAAGCGGCAGCTCATGGCCAACGACGACTATCCCGACCCTGACGAGTTCGGGCACCTCATCTTCTACCGCAACTGCACAAAGCGCAGGAGCGTCGGCGGTGCGTTCATGACCGTCAGCAACGAGGCGGTCTACGCCTGCGACTACCGGCAGCCCTATGACGAGGCGTCGGTCGCAAAAGAGTTGGACCGCCGAGACGACGAGCATCTCGACGGGCGCCGCCACCTGGAGCTGATACGCCCCTTCGGTTTGAAGGGGTGACCGAGGAGAAAACGAGATCATGACCGAGACTGCCCACGTTACACCAGCCGAGGTTGTTCCCCCTCCGCCAGAGGCTCCCGCAGCTCCAGCTGCTCCCCCTTCGGCTCCCCAGCAGGCGGCACCGAGCGCCGAGGACGGCCTTTTGTCGCTGTTCATGGAGCTGCCCCGCGAGCGGGACCGTTTAGGCGCCCTTGAGGATCCTTCAACCCGCAAGCTTGCCAGAGAGATCGCCGACACGGTGCTCCCCCTTTTGCAGGATTTTATCGGTGAGGCGCTCACCGAGCGAGGGAACGCCCACCATTTTCGGGACTGGGTGTTACAGCAGGGATTCCCCGCCCGGGATGCCCATATTGCTGAACTGAACGAGCGCCTTCTCGAATTGGAGCAGTCCGACCCAGAGTCCCCGTGGGACGAGGAGACGGCGCTTCTGATCTTGGAAGTCGCCGGGATGCTCAAGGCGCGCTGTGAGGCCGACCTAGCCGGCAACCCGGGACTGGACGAGGGGGCCAAACAGGAACTGGTGGAGGCCGCCGCCAAGTGCGACCTACTCGTTGACCGGGTAGCCGACGCCGAGCCCGACTTCGAGGAGGAAGACGAGGCCGGCGAGGACGACGAGCCGGCGACCCCCGCGGCAGGCGCGAACGGCGCGCCGGAGAACGCGTGACGGTGCCTGAGCAGCGTGGCCCAGTCTCGGACGGCGCGGCAGAAATCACCCGACAGCAACAGGCACAGGACTTCGAGTTGCCCGAGGTCGGAGCCCCAAAGGCGGATGCCCCGGTCCCCTTCGCGTCGCTGCCCACCTCGCCTTTCGGGATCATCGACGAGCAGAGGCCGCGCCACCGGGAAGAGTCGGCGCCCAGCCCCAAGGCCCTCGAAGACCTCTACGCGTCTTGCCCCCAGGTAGGCCGAGGGGACTGGAAGATCCGAGTTACCCGAACGAGTCCTCCGAGTTTTCGCGGCTGTGCCACAGCAGGCTATCTCGGCGAGTTCTTCGAGCGAATGAGCATGGACGAGTTCGCTCAGAAGTTCGGCGGGGGGCGGTACATCGTCGCGGTCATGCGTCCCGTCTCCTCTGCTACGGGGGCGACCCAGAGCGACTACAAGCAGGTCAAGGACGTCAAGTTCCGCGTCCCGGGTGACCCCACATTAGAAGGAATAGCTACTACGAGCAACGAGGACGAAGCGGTGAGATTTGACCCACGAAATTTCGGGATGCCCAGCGAAAAGGTGGAGGTGACGCGCCTTCAAATTGCGCGAGAGCGCGAGCGAGAACTAGCCGAGGACAGGCGCCGGATGGAGGAACGCTTGCAAGCCGAACGCGACCAACGCGGGAGCAGTAACGGGGGAAGCCAGCCTTCCTTCGAGGCTCTCGACCACTACAACCAAACCGTCCAACGAGCCTGGGGCGACGTCAAAGAACAGAACCACGCGCAGCTCGCGTTCTGGCAACAAGAGGTCGAGAGACTTCGCGCGACCGAGGCCGCGCAGCTCGAGGAGATCCGAAGCCTGCGCGAGCGCCTTATGCGGGCAGAGACCGAAGCGGCCAACACCAGCCGGCAGATCGAAACGTCGGGCATGCGCGAGATGCGCGAGCGCTTCGACGAGCGGCACAACGACCTGCGAGAGTCCCACAGCCGGTCCACTGCCGAACTCAAAGAGCGATACGAGGAGGACCGTCGGCGCGTCCTTGAGGAGAACCAACGCAAGAACGAGCAGACCGTCGAGGACCACCGCAGCCAGGTGGACGAGATGACCCGCCGCTACCAAGAGGAACGGCGCGGGTACGAGTCCGGCCAGAACCTGGAGCGGGAGCGGCAACGCGAAGATGCGCGCCATCGCATCGACCAAGTCGAGCGCGCCAAAGAGATCGAGGTCCGCCAGTTGCGCGAGACCCAAGAGTCGCGGCTCGAAGATCTGCGACGTGCTTCTGAGCGCGAGCTCACCGCCATACGCGAGCAGACCGCGCGGGAGGTGGCGAGCGTCCGGGAGTCGGAACGGGTGCAGTCGACCTTGGTCAAAGAGATGGCGGGAGGGAAGATCGATCTCGCCCAGCGCGACTCCGACAGGGCGCGCGCGGACGCGGAGCGCCGCGTCGCCGAGATGGAAAAGCGGCTATCTGAAGCGCGGACCCACAACTCCGACCTCCTCCAACAGACCCACAAGGAGCCGCTGCAAGCATTGCAAGAGGCCCAAGAGATGTCGCGCTGGTCGGGGATGGTCCACCCGAGCGAGGTCGATACTGGCGGCGGGGAGGCTCCTCCTTCTTCGCTCGCCGACCAGCTCGTGGGGCTAGCCAGGGGCGTAGTGGAAAAGGTCCCCGAGATTTTGGAGAAGGTCGCCCACAACCGCGTCCAGAACCAGGAGCAGGCGGAGCGCGCACGCGCCCACCTCGCTCAGCAGCAGCAGTTTCGGCAGCAACAGATTCAACGGCAACAGCAGGAGCGCCAGGCACCCACCCGCCAGCTGGCCGCGGCGCCGCCCGCGGCCCCGTCGCCCGCCGCCTACCAAGAGGGCGCCGGCGCCGCGCCTTTCGGGGCGCCCCCCCAATACTCGCCGCTTCCGATTGGCGCCGCCTCTTTCGGCGCCGTGACTCCCCCGCCCCTGGGGGCGCACCCGCCCATGGTTAGCTCGCCCCTCCAGCCGGCCGTCGAAGGTCTTCCCATCCAAGAAGGCGCGCAGGAGCCCGTGGAGCAGGAGGCCCTCCCGCCGCCCGCGGAACAGGAGGCTGCCGCCGAGCCCCACGCAGAGGGGACCCCGGACGCCCCTACCCCGCTAGACGGCGAGTCGGTTACGCTCTTCTTCACTGAGCTTGACTCGGCTATCGCAGGAAAGACGATAACCCCCGAGCTTTTCGCCGACGGGATCGTCGGCCGGATCGGCGCCGAGGCTACCCGCGAGCTGCTTGAGAAGTTCGCCATGTCCGACGTTGTGGAGACGGCGCGACAGATCAGCGCCGACAGCGCCATCGTCACGCGCCACGGGCGGCGGTACGTCCGGGCGCTCTGGGCGGTGGCTGCCTCCAAGGTCGGCGCCACTCCTGCGTCGTGATGTGGGTTGTGCAGCGCCCGCGCCTGCGGTAGCCTAGCGGGCGGACCAGTGGGAGAGTGGCGAGCGCAGGGTCCATGACGTAGACCTGCGTTTGTGATGCACCATTTCGCACCCCCATTTCGCCCTTCGACCCGCGGCGCCCCCACTGTCACGGGCGACTCGCGTGCCTCGTTTCTGGGCAAGCTTCCGTCCGCCGAACTCGCTCCCTTTCGGGGAGCGCGCGACACCCTGCGCGTGATGACGAGGCTCGCGCTGGGCCCTCGGGGCGAACAGAGCCCGGTAGTGCGCGCCTTCACCACCTGGGTTTTGGCCGACGTTTGGCCCAAAGACTACCTGGGGGAGATCCTAGCCATCCGTAACGTGTTCGTGCAGTCTAGCCCGATGCGTCCGGGGACTCCCCTATTTCGCTACACCAACGACCCCCGCCATGTGGAGTTTGTCAAGGACCCCCTGCGCCAGGTCGAAGAAATCATGCAGGCGGGCACCACCGCCGTCGACTGTGACGAGAGCGCGATGATGGCCGCCACCATGGCGCTCGCCATCGGGCGCGAGGTCGAGTTCATCGCGATGGGGTTCGGGGGCGACGCTCTCACCCATGTGGCGGTGCGGGTGAAAGAGCCAAAGAGTAATGCGTGGATCTTGATGGACAGCGTCGCTGGACCACGCGAGCGCGAGGCCGCGCGGAAGGCCAAGAAGATCCTAGTTTGGAGCCTCGACTGATGACGAAATGGTACAAGCTTTGGCAAAACGACCCCGGGATGCGCTCGTGGGACCCGTTCGGCTCTCTCAAATGGCGCTTCGTTGGGTGGGCGTGGGTGAGCGACGCAATGGCCCACCGGTTCAATTACAACTGCGGGCTCAACAACCCGGCACCTTACCGCCTCTTTGAAACGTCGCCCGCGAAGAGCCTTTGGGACAAGGCGTGGCTCCCCGGCAGCCCAACCTACGAGGGCCCTCGCGGGTGGTTCCATCTCTTCGGGCCCGTCGACAAGGCGTTCTTGGGGTATTTTTATATGGGGGCCAAGACGGCCCAGCTCATCGACCTTGATACTCACCCTGGCTTTCAAGGTTCGCGTTACGGGGGCTGCTACCACACAGAGGTATTCACTCGCTCAGGCCACCGCGTCTAAAAGGAATCGATTCGATTATGACCACTCGACTGCAGTCCTACAACACCGTCCCCCGGCTTCCTCTTCAGCAGCCGATTTCCTCTCATCCCATCGGAGCGCCGTGCGGTCCCGGGGCCGGCTTCCCCGAGGGTCACTACGCGGGTCGCGGCGGCGTGTTCGAGGGTCCGCAGATGGCCTCGTCCGGGTCCCAGTGCGGCTACTTCACCGACTACACCGGGACGGTACCGATGCGCACCTGGCCCTTGGTAGCGCGCAACGGCGTGCCCACCGGAGCTGAGGTAAGCGCGGTGCCCGGCTGGCCGCACGAGCAGCGGGTAGGCTTTCAGCCGCGTGACATCGCCCTCGGCTACCCCACCCGAGCCGAGACTCAGCAATGGGAGCGGGCGAACGCGGCCATCGCTGCTGCCGGCTTGGGTAACATCTCCGCGCCCGGAGTGAACCCGGGGATGCAGCTCATGGACCCCATGCGCCTCATCGACAACCGCACCCAAGCGGTTTGGACGGGCCCCCTCACGGCGCAAGAGGACTGGCCCGGTTCGAGCACCCCCCGCGGCGGCGTGCTCGACGGCAACTCGCTAAACATCCGAGGCCAGAGCCCCACGAGCGCCTATTACCACGGCGCGAGTCCTCACGTCATGCTCCCGCCGACGCAAATCAACGTGCTCCCCAACCCGACTAACATGGAGCCTATCCCCCAGGTCGGTTGGGGGATCCCCCAGCCGATGAGCGGCATGGGCGAGTACACACCGAGAGGCGGCCCTGCCAGGGCGCCGCGCCCCATTTCGCCGCGCCCGTACCCCGAGCGCCAGTCCCGGGTCATCCAACGGCGCGGCGTAGCGTCGTCCATCTTCGGAGGGTCCGTTCCGGGAAACCGCCGCCTGGCTAAGAGCATCTTCTCCACCCCGGTCTACGAGTTCCGGCCCGGAAACGTGCCCGCTCAGATGACGATAAACCCATCCTCCGACCCGGTTCCCGCCACAAACCAATACGCGGCGCTCACAGCTGCCTCGGGCTTCGGAAGCGGTCCGGACGGGCTAGGGCAATGACCCTTTGGGGGCCTCCCGGGCGGGGGCTACTAACGCATGTCTAGGACATCCAACGAGTACGACGACCTGCAAGCGCCGTCTAACCAACTGCACTACGGGCCCGCGTACGACTCGTCGCCGGTGAGTTCGCGCTTGGCTCTCACGGGCCAGCTCAACCCCGAGTTCGCGCACCAGTACGCCGCCCAGAACGGGCGGTATCTTCCCGGTTTAGGAGCGGCACCCATGAAATCCGAACAAGTGATCGAGCGCGATGAGCACGCAGAAATCTACGACCTTGAGCAGCAGGACGATGTCCTCGGCAGCGGCGTCTTCGATCCCTACCACCGGCCCGGAACTGCCAACACGAACATGGGTGTCTTCACGAGCCACTACTCGCTCCCAGGCTACGACGCCCGCGCGATCCCGTTCGTGACCGCCAACGACGTTACCGACCTGACTGACGACGCTTCCATCGTCCACGTCCCGGGCGGCGGCATGGCGTACGTCGAAGCTCGCGGGAAGCTCCTCGGCCCCGCTTGCCCCGACTTTCCTCCGCCGCCTCCTGGCCTGGAACCGGCTCGTCCTACCCCACGCGACCAGACCTACGTGGACCTCACGCCCTGCGGACCCGCCGATTGGAGCGCCGACGCGCTCCTGGGCAAGGCCGACGGCCCACCGCCCGCCGCACTCTCCCCCTCCTGGCCTTCGGGCGGCGGAGGAGGCGCGGGCCAGCTCCCGGGGATCCCCCCAGGCACCACCACGCCCTGGTACCCGTGGTACCCCCCGACCACTTACATCCCTCCGCCGACGATCACCAAG